TTTTCTCCTTATCTTTTCTCGATGTAGTCGCAGATGTAGTTCAGCATACCGTTCTTTTCAAGGTCGTCGCCGATAAAACCGCTGCAGGAATCAACGGTATTGCCGTCTTCGTCCGTGATGCAGTATTGCCAGCAATTTCCTGCCAGATAGTCACTGTATGCTTCGAGTTCGTTACGGATGCAGTCCTCGGCGCGGTGCATGGCTTCACAACGGGATACGGGAGTATCGGAAATTCTCCGCTTCATGAAGTCGTTGATGTTAGCGACCGCAAAGCCGATGCAGGCAGAATCCCAAATATCAGGAAACGGAACCGTACTGAGCGCGATGTTGCTATGCTCATAGATATAAATGGGCGAAATGACGTACTCACCCGTTTTTTCGAGTGTCCGCTTTGTTTCGTTCAGGTGGTAGGCATCGTCGATGACATCGCCTATCTTGCAACGAGGACTTTTGAGACAATAGAAAGTGGCTGCATTGCAGTCATTTTCGCGTGGGTTTTCGATGTCCGTGTCATGGCTTATGTCGAGGCACAGGTCATCCTTGAGAGTCAATTCTCGGTAATCGTAAACGGTCATTTTCAATCTTCCTTTCTGATAGACTCAAAAAGGCGGACCTCCCAGATTCGGGAAGTCCGCCTTAAAGCAGAATTGTGAATTGTACGAGCGCAGTCAGCGCCTTAGTAGAATGGTATCTATCGTACAATCTCAATTATATCCGACTCGCACGAAGATGCAAATGTTTAATTGCCCTCATGGAAAAATGTATGCGTGAATTCCGGATGCCCGGCAAACACCTTCTCAACGACCTCGGGCAAGTCATGGATATCGTCCAGAACGAGCCGTCCTTGCCTATCGCGATACGGTGCCACTGCTGCGGTTTTCTCTGCAAAATAAGCGTCAAACGCCTCTTCGCTATCGAATTCCGGCATTAACGCAATTTCCCGGTTGCGGTCCTTCATAATTTACACAGCCTCGTTAAACGCCGAGCAGTTCGCGCTCTTCGGCAGTCAGTTTATCGAGAACCTTCTGCCTGCGCTTTTCCCGCGATTCCTGCTTGGTGCTGATGATGAAGGTATCGGCGCGGTCGCCATCCCGCACAAAAACGGGACGGTCTTTCAGCATATTCCGCATCGCGTCCAAACGCTCTTCTTTCGTCATGTCGTACATGCCGGATGCGCCGTAAATGGAAATGTTGATTTCATCCTTTTTCGGGGTCTTGTCATAGGCGGTGGGGTCTACGGCAGTGAAATAAAGGGTGTAATAGTAGCACCTGTCGGCGAGCGCCAACGCGATGGTATCGATATTTCCCTCAAAGACACCAAGGTCGGTGATGGAGCGACCCTCGCAGTCACCCTCCGTGGTGACATGCCAGAATCCGTAGGCTTTGTCGTAAGGTTTGTTGAATTCAATCATTGTAAATCAGGGCAAGGAGACCCGCGACTTTAGGCGTGGGAGGAATTGCCCATTCACATCCTTTCTATTAGATAATTTGTTGCAGGTTCTAATAGTTGCAACTTTTTGAATGAAATACTGTTTGTAACGACAGCGCCATCAAGCTTTCTGAGAGCAAAGCTTCCTGATGCACGACGACCGGAAACGAAGCACTCTTGCCCCTTGTAGAGAACCTTATCCCAAAGACGATAGCCTTCGACAACATAAGGCATTTGGCTTCTTTTGCGAATGCTACCTTTTGAGAAGTTTGCTTTATGGGTTTGACGATTGTGATGCCTTATAGCTTTTGTGCGATAGCAAACACTGCATGGTTCAGCAAATGGATGCTTGCTGATACAACGGGCATCGTTTACATGGCTTTTCTTGATGTCATTTTTCTCTCGCAGATTCAACCGTAATGTGATTTCCTTCTTGCCCTTTTTCAACTTCTTTTGGAAGCAGTTTGCCATCCATATCGAAAGCTTCGACAAGACAAATTCCGTTTTTTTTGCAAACTTGAAGCAAGTCTTTGAATGTTGCAATACAGCTTACACCGGGGATTGCTACAAACAAATCACCAGACAGATGACTTGCAACAGATGCTTTCAAACCACCTTCTGTAATAAAGATAGTCTTTTCATCTTTTAAAGGTCTGCTCCAAAACAGTGCTGTATTTTTAGCGGAAGAACCGTTAGGATATCCGGCAGATGTTGCCCAACGGTATCGTTGCTGTTTAAGCTCTGATGCTTCTTTCCATTTTTACTCTCCTTGATTTTCGGCTGAAACAACTTGGAATCGCAGTTTTAGTTAATATCCCAAATATTCGGGTTATCGTACTTGTTAAAGAACTGCATAAATTTGTCTTCCGGCATCTGAGCCTCAGCTTTGTCTAGCATATCGCAAATCTCGGTCTGGTTTGTATTCCCATTCAAGACCTTAACATAGGTAGCACTTCCGGGATTGGCTCCGATAAAATCAGCAATTGCTGTACGGTTGTGTTCGATGGAATTTTTTAGTTCCCACCAACGCCAAGAACGGATGCACTGAGTCAGCGACATTCCATCCACTGCTTCCCAGTAATCGCCGCTTTTTTCGACGGCACTGTACTCTTCAATAGGATTCATTCCACCATCTTGGAGTGCTTCATCAATCATTTCAAGAATCTGGAACGGATAGAGTTTTCCATCAACCTCAACTTCTGCATAATCTAGGTCATCGTATACCTCAAAGAGAGTGGCTTCTTCGTCACTATCAAAGGAAAAATCATCATCCTCGACTAATTCCTTCACGAGCTGCGTTTTTCCACTGATGTCAAAGACTTCATGCGTCTGTTTGTTTACTTTGCAGGGCAAAGTGTGAATACCATCGGAAAAGTGATACTTAACCATTGCATTAACGATATTAGAATTATTAACCATTTTGTCTGTTCTCCTTAATTTTTTATTTTTTTCACCATTGCGTTTTAATCAAAAGCGTGAAGAAGCAAATACTCCTTCTTTTTGACTGTGTTTGGATTCATATAATTGCATCAAATCTTGGCGCACGGTAACGGGTCTTATGATAGCGTCTTGAACGGCGGTTTTGCCTGCGCGTGGAAAGCAAATCTACCACATCACTCCGAAGAGGGTAAAAATCCTTCCCCAAGGTTATAAACGGCTTGATACAGCCACACCTGTCGGCTTTACCTCAGCTTTACGTGATGTGTTGTTGTCTTAGAGCGCACGGCTAGGATTTACACCGTACGGTAACTGTCTATTCGCTTATAACGGGGCACAACTTAATGTGCAAAGGGTAGTCAACATATCCTTGCGGACACTTCTAAAGTGCAGACTTACCGGAGCAAGCCCGAGACTTTAGTCGTGGGTTATTGACTGTGTTTCACCACTTTCTGCTTTCGTCGGACTTATACATGAGTTCAAAAGTTTCAGGCGAAACGGTGAAAAGGCTGTCTTTCTTGCCCTCCACCAGATATTCGTAGGGCTTGATGCGCAGTACAATCATGCCAAAGCTGCGAATGATGATGTTGTCGCTGGCGTCGTTACGGACAATGTTATCTGCCTTCCAGCCAATACCGGGATTTTCGGCAATCAGCTTCTTGATGTCCTCGAAGCTCTGCGCGTTTTCGGGGGCCCACTGGACCGCACGGATGCTGTTCCTTTTGTGATAATTAGCCATTGTGATTTCTCCTTTTTTTGGTGTTATTTATTTTCGAAAAATGCAAGCATAGCCGTATTAGCTGCCTGCGCATACCGCGTTTCAGGATGCCGTGCAGCAAAACTTTCTTTCGTAAAGAGATTGTTTGCGGAATGTACCGAATACCTCGTACCCTTCAACTTCAACTGCCAAGCCAGCTGGTTCGTGTCACGCTTATGAGCATCGGTAATGCTCGTGACGAGTAAACACGGAGGCAGCATCTTGGCGTAAGTCTTAGGTGACAGGCACTCAGCGTAGCTGGTCTTCTTCCAATCCTTTTCGATGAGATAAGGCGCGATAGCGTTCATCTTTCTGCTGGAAAGGTCAAGAATACCATTCCGCAAACAGACACCCTTGAACGAAAGTTTTGCTTCCTGCGGTACATCGAATGGCAGTTCATCTTCGAGATGCTGCATGGATACAGGGTTCCAGAGAAGAGCGTATACGAGGCAAGCCAGTGCAGCACCTGCACCGTCACCTACCAGATACATTCTGGACATATCTGCGCCATACCGTTCTGCACAGCGGTGGATGACAACGAACGCCTTCAAAAGGTCGCCGAGTTGCCCGAACAGATTCGTTTCGGGAACCGGGGTGTATTCCGGAATAAAGGTCAGATAGCCATGCTCCGCACACCATGTTCCGAAATTCCGGTTCAGGGCACTGCGTCCTGCAACGAAATCGCCGCCGTAGATGTCGATGATGACAGGGAATTTCTTGCCGTCGCCTTCCTTGTGCTTCGGAACATACGCAGAGATGGGCAAGCACTCATCACTTCTTTTCGTGATGATGTGATGTGTGACCTGCGTCTCGCTGCAAACTCCGATTGCGGTGGTATTGGGTTTCGGTTGCTTGCTTATGATTTTCTGCAAGGAGCGCTCCTTGCAAAGTGCGTAACGGTTGATATTCAAATTTCTTCCTCCTCGTTTTCGCCGCAGTCAAAAAGAGAGTCTTTCCAGCCCCTTTCAATGGCAACTCCGTAAGCCTTTTTGTACTGCTCCTCAAATCTCTGCAGGACTGCATCGTACTGACTCTGTGTCATAACAATATCGAGTCCGAGGTCGTCATCGTCGTTAGAGTTGTCGTAGTGGTACAGCCGCATTTCAAATTGTCTGCCGAAAACATCCTTGTTCAGATACCAGCATGAATACAAAATTACATAGTCGTCATCACTTCTTTTGCAGACATCGAGTCCAAACACCTTATCGATGTCAAACTTCATGGGAATGAGAATACTGATATAGTTGTCATCAACTGTCCGCATATCGGATTCGTTGATAACGAAGCGAAGGAACTCATCGAGGTCTTTGATGGCTACTTGACCCTGTTTCTTCACAGAGTCGATAATTTTTTTGTGTGCCATGATTTCTCCTTAGCTTATCGTGCGCAGCGGTAAAAGAACGCCAGCATCTCATCGTTTGCCATCTGCCCCCATGCCGATTCCGGATGAAGCGCGGCAAAAGCGTGGTCGGCTTCTTTTACATTGCTGAATACGAATTGATGGTACTGGTGGTTGGTTTTCAGCAGCTTCACATAATGTTTTGTCTGTCCTTTCAGGAAATCTCCTTTTCCAGAACAAAGAAAGCACGGCGGCAGCAGCTTGCAATAGTATTCGGGACGGATATAGGAAGCGTACTTCTCTTTGCGCCATCCCTTCTGCATGTAGTTGTCCGCCAGCAATCCAACCTGACCTTTGTAAAGGTAGAACATCCCACTCTGAAAACCCATGGCAGTTACGCGGAGAGCCTGAACCTTTTGCGGGATATACCTTTCAAGGCGGCGGATGACCGGCTGCATCTCGGTAGGATGGTGTAACGAAGCAACGGCCATAGAGGCCAAGAAAGCACCGGCACTGTCTGCGGTAACGAAGAGTTTTTCGATATTTCCGCCGAACTCTGTCGCTTTCGCTTCAATGACTGCAAGCGCATCGAGAATATCCGAGATTTGTCCGAAGATATCCGTTTCGGGAACCAGACGGTAATCGGGGATAAAAACGATATAGCCTCTTCTTGCTAGTTGGATACCGAGATTCCTGTTCTGTTCTTTGCGGCCGGCAATCAAGCCCCCGCCATGAACATCCAGGATGATGGGTAGTGGTTCTTTGACCTCTCCGACTGGCTTGTAGACATCCATTGAAAGTCCTAAACATTTCCGAACCGGGATGGTCACAATATCGACAAGGTCGCTGTTGTGCATACGCGGTTGGCTGCGAATGATTTGTTCGACGTGGATACGCTCCTTTACGGAAGCACGAGTAATGATATTCAAATAAATCAACTCCTTTAACAAAAAACGCGGCTGCTGCTCTTCTTGAACAGCAGCCGTATTTGGTGAAATCAACGGAACTCGAATGTGTATTCGGTCCCGGTAACGGTTGCAACGAAAATATTCACGCCAATCACGCCGAGGCGCTTTGTCGTGGCAGTCGTAAAAGAGAGAGCGTTCTCATTTGTCCCCACGACAAACCGAAGAGGCTCGCCGTTTACGACATGCAAGGCACCTTTGCAGCCGATAAGAGACTTGACTCTTTCGTCGCTGCTATTGGTGGCGGTTAAAATACACCCTTCCCGAATTCGCATTTGTAAATTCCTCCTTAATCAGAAATCTCAAGCCGAAGCTTGCGGGTACTGGTCAAGAACATCGTTGAATCGGGAATCTAGGTGCCGGTCATTTTCGTCACGGGCGGGATAACTGAACGCGTTCTCGTCTGCAGCAGCATCCGTGAACCCGTCCATCATGGTCAGGATACCCTCCATCCAGGCAGCGGCTCTGCCAAACATACCGTTTTCCTGTTCCTTGTTGCGGTGTAGGTAATCGGTAAGGCTTTCAAGAGCCATCTTCTGCTGGTAGAAGGTATCCCAGTTAATGTCTTTGATAGTGTCGAGGTAAGCGTTATCGTCCATTTTGAACAAACTCCTTAAAAAATAAATTTACGATGCATACCCCGAAAGGCTCCTGCAATCAAATTCAAAACAAAAAAGGCAGGCTCTCCATGTGACTGGAAAGTCTGCCTTAACGGTTCAGAACTGTGAATGTGTGAATTACCTTTCGGTTGGTATCCATCGTACATTTTTCATTGTATGCGGTTCGCACATTCGCGCAAGGGCTTAAAGGTGAAATCTGAGAAAATTATTGGACAGTGACAGAAGAATTTACAGCCTCAGACGAAGAATCGGTGCTCTCGCTCGCGGCTACATCAGAATCCGCAGCGTTTTCAGCGTCAGATGCAGCACCGGACTCGGTTGCTGTAGCAGATTCCGGAACAGCGGCAGCGTCCTCAGCAGGTACGCCGGGCATAGTCGCATACAGACCCGTCAGACGGACAGGCGCATCACCGTAGCCAAGATATCCCCAGAAAGTATCTGTGCTGGCTTCATTGATGTACTCGGTGCCCTGCAATACCGGGAACTCATAGATATCGATGATAGCCGTGCCCTTCACATCGGCACTGTCAAACTGGTCGCTGCAGGATGCCACAACAGTGCAGTCCTCGTAGTTCCAGACGAGGTAGAAGGACTTGGCCCCGGTCTCCTTATTGTACTCCGCGTCACGGAACTCATCAAAGGAAGTATACTGCGTGCCGGTCGGGCTGTTCTTCCAATAAAGACCATTCGGGGTGCCGAACACCGCATAGAGGGCGTTGAACTTCTCCTCGGGCGTGCCGTCAACAGGAAAATCCTTCAGAGCGGAAGGCTTCATCGTCGAATAGAAAAGCCCATTCTCAAAGGCGTTCCCGATAGTCATGCCGTCTGCAGCAGCCGTGGTGCTGTCCATGACATTCGATACCGGGCCACCATTAAAGCCAATCTGGTAGTAGTTGGCGGATTCCCCATTCTCACCCTCGGTACAGACACAGAAATCCGAGATATCTTTTTCCAGACCTTCTCCGGTTACGGCATCCTCAATACTGTCGATGACCGTTTCCCCCGTTTCCAGAACGGACAATTTCAGGTATCCGGAAATCGGCATCTCGTTCAAATCCTTCACGGACACGCTCTTGATTTGTGTAGAGCTGCCGGATGCAGAGGAATAGAGTCCTGAAACGAATGCGCCATCCTCATAGGTCAGAGGATTCACACCCAAAGGCAACCCATCCGTCCATGTCATATCGGGCTTATCCAGAGTCCCTACAGCGAACTCCGGAAGATTGTCAAGCAATGACCATGCATTGATGGGCTCTGGCGTAGGTGCAGGAGTCGGTGCCGGTGTGGCAGTGGGCTGTGCGGCGGCGATAGCCGCTGCCTCAGAAGCAGCTTTCCGGTCCTGAATCTCCTGAGATGCACAGCCGGTAAACATCATTACGGATGCCATCATGACAGCTGCGGCGAATAGAATTTTCTTGTGTTGCATACTGTTTTTGCACTGTCTTATTTTTTAGGCAGTGCTTTGCCTCCTTTTACATATCGTTTGTGCTGAATATGACCAATGACCGCAAGCCCCAAAAAGCCAACGGCAATGAGCATCGAACTGCCTCCGAGAAGAAACGCGCAATAACCGGCCACATCGCGCCACTGTGCGGCTTTTGCGAGCGTGCAGATGACGCAGGCAATAAAGCAAAGCCAGCCAAAGAGATAGCCAGCCATTCCGATGGTAGCTACCTTCCCTAATACGGATTCTAAAAGCTTCAAAACAACCACATCCTTCCTACGAGTTTAATTTTATGCGATTCGCAAGTATTGGCAACAGGAAATTATCGCTACAAAAAGAAAAAGCTGCCCAACCGAAGCTGGACAGCGAAAATGCTATTGAATTTTACTGTTTTTTGTTTTGTTCTGCTCTTCTGCGCTCGCGTTCCTCGTACTCCTTCTTCTGATACTTCAAGCGTTCGTTCAGCAGAAAGGAGTTTTCATCGCGGGTCATGGTGAGTTTGGCTCTGTACACGATATAAATGACGATAAGTGCCAAAATGCCGTAGGTGAAGATGAGACTCAGAAGATTGCCAACAACCGTTACGATAATAGGTGAAATAAGATGGAGAATACCAATGACGAGCAGGAACATACCGCCAAAGACGATGACTTTAGCAGCGGTCTGAACGGCAGGCGGGTAGCCATCGAGAAAAGTAGATATAGTATCGTTGATTTTGGTGAAGATGTCATTTCTCTTTTTGCCATTGTTATTATTGTTTTCAACCATACTGGTCCCTCCCTTTTTATGCCAATTATAGCACATATTTGCACAAAATGCTATACCTCGCATTATATTGTGGGTGAGGACAGGAACCATTTTGTTTGCCAAGACGACAACGAAAAAAGCCGTCACCCCAAAGGGCAACGGCTAAGTGTATTGGTGTGATTAGCGAGGCAGGTTCTTGTCTACCACGATTTCGAGGTTGTAGTGAGGCAGTTTCGCAACATCACCCTTCGCAACCTTGAGAGCCGCCTTCATCTTGTCATCAGGCATGGACTGGATAAGGCTGTTCAGTTCCTCACAGGTGTGGCTGAGCATCGGACCGCGACTGGTGGTGAACATCGTAGCGGAAACCGGCTGGCAACCCTGAGAGACCATACCGTCCCAATGCGTGCGCAGTTCAGCAACGGACTTCATGTTAGCAGCAGTGCTCATGAAATCATAGATGTTGCAGTGGTTCTCGTCGATGTATTCAAGAACATCGATGCGAGTGCGGTTCGCATATACCGGGAACTGGAGCTCGACCTTGTTGCCGGTGTTGTTCATGATACGCTCAGCAAACTGCTTGGCGTACTCCTCGAGGGGGCAGGTCTTGTCTTCAACGACAGGAACTGCATCCTTCACAGCATCGAAGATGGCACGCCAGCCCTCATCGCTCAAATCGATGTTGGACTTGTTTGCGAGGGTGTTCAGGAACCCACGCGGCAGGTCAGAGATATCGATGGCGATGGTGCCGGTGAACAGATTGAAGGAGGGATGACGAGCACGGTCCCAGATGGTATCCAACTGTGCGGTAGCGATAACGCGGTCGCCGAGCTGGATATCCACACCCTGGGTGCTCATATTTCCCTGATAATAGTGCTTCAGGGCGTAACCACCGGTCACTGCACGAGTCTGAGTAGCGGCTGCATTGAGCAGACCGACCTCAACTGAAACAGGGATATCGTGACCATTGTAGTTCACGCTCAGATGATGCGTCCCGGTCACAGCCTTGTAGCGCTGGAAGATAGGCTTGACGAAAACATCGCAAGTCTTGCCGTTCGCCATCTGATAGTCGGGAATCAGGATACGGGCGGGAGCGGCACCGGAATCATCGGGCTTGAGGTAGTTGCGATACTTGACGCCGAAGTGCTCCGCGATAGAACGGCGCAGCACATTGAGGCTGGAAACCTTGCTCGGAGCGCAGCTGCCATTCTGGGTCAGCATAGTGCTTGCGGTGCTCTTATCCATCTCCACATAGATGATGGTGGAGGGAGCGCCGAGAGGCTTGTAGGCATCACGCATGACGATGTCGGCAAGAGGGATATCCTGCTGCTCAACAATCTTCATCTTGGTGTCGAAGGGGCCGTCAACGAGGTGGTAGGAATCCTCTTCCGGCTTCTTGGTGGCGATGAACCACGGATACTTGTTCCGGGTGGCGACCAGCAGGAAGTTGTTGAGACCTACGCCGTGGATGCACAGAGGACCCTCATCGGTGTGACGAGAGCCAAACTGCAGGCTTTCGCTCACCTCGTCGATGTCCATGCCGTTGCCCCAGTCGGCAGTAACCATGCCGATTAGGTCCTTCTCGGAGCCCGGTACGAACGCAACCAGAGCGTTTACAGGACCAGTGCTGTTCGATAGGATGTTGTCCATAGGCTCGCAAGCGGCGCTTTGCATCGGAAGGAACTGGTTGGAAACGGCATTGAAGTAGTTCTTGGTGATACCAACATTGAGAATATGTGCCTTCATAGTATACCCCGTATCGTGGGGCCAACGTGCTGCTCTTGAAATCATCTCCACAGCAGGTAGAGCCCCAAGATAGGGGGTTATTGTTATTTGTTTGTGTGTTTGTCTGTTATTACAGGAAACAGACAAGCGTAAAAGATTGCTATCGCAAGTATCGCAATTACAATCACGATAATTACAGGGACTGGGATTTGTTCGATGAGCGCAAGTATCACGCGTTTTAACAGCAGCTAGAGAAGACGACGTAGCATCTTATGATTGCTGAAAAAAGCGCTTACTTGCTAAAATATCTTCTTGAAATTTGTCATGATAATTCTCCTTTTTTGATTGATATTCGTTTTATGCTAACGCACTTTATCGTTGTACCCACGGCTGGAATATGTATAAAAGATGCTCTAACGCGGCGTTCGCGGCTGGGATATGTATAAAGGATGCTTTGCTGTATTTGCAGCAAAACAACGATTTTCGCATTAACGCAGCGTGTACGTCCCGCTTTTTAGGCAGGAAATCTATTATAATCACCGTATCGTGGTGTACTACGATGCAGGAATGTTCCCGCATGACCAAAAACAGATAGTCCGCAAAAAACCTCCAAAAGAAAAAGGACAGACACCCATGACGAGTGCCTGTCCTTTTCAAGAAAAGAGGATTGTGAATATGGCTATTGTTGCACTACCTATACAGGTAATGATACTGGTATCTTTGATACGATTATTATTCTATGCCGTTCGCAAGCGCTGTCAACACTAATTTCTGATTTTTCCAACTAAAAAGCCAACTGTGTATCAGATGGCTTTTCTGTTATTTGTTGATGTTTTTCTCGTCGTGGTGAAGGGTGCCACGGACAAACTGGTTCCAGCGAGCATGATACAAAACAAAACCATCTTCGAACTCAACGGTAATGTTATAAACGCCGTGATAAGCGGTGCAGGTGGCTTTGCTGCCATCCTTCATCGCCATCGTAGTGCCGACGGATTTCGCATAATCGTGCTCATCCTTGCGAGCTGCACTGATAGTACGCATCCGCATTTTGCAGTCGGGACAGCAGGTAGCACCGGATGCAATAGCCCGCGTCATGGCGCGAACGCTTGTCACGAACTCTTTTTTGCAATCCGGGCATACGAAGATAGCTCTTCTTTCCGAACGAGCGGAAATTTCGCTGGGAGTGTAATCGTTCTTGTCGCTCCACATAGGAACAACCTTAGGACACTGGGTAGCCAAATCATTGATTCCGGGAACAACCTTGCGACCTGCGCAAACAGGGCAACCGGTATGGTAGTACATCAAGGATTTAACGACATTGCAAATAGAAGCCTTAAATTCCTGCTTGCAGTCGGGGCATACGAACCATACCTTCTTGTTGTTGCCTGCAGATACTTCACTGGGAGAGCAATCGTTCTTGTCACTCCACATGGAAGCGGCCATAGGGCACTTGGTAGCCAAATCATTGATACCAGAAACAACCTTGCGACCTGCGCAAACAGGGCAACCGGTACTGCCATTTTGTACGGTATGAACTACATTGCAGATAGAAGCTTCAAACTCCTGCTTACAATCTGGGCATACGAACCACGCTTTCTTGTTACTGCCTGCAGATGCTTCGCTGGGGGTGTATGTGTTCTTTGCACTCCACATAGCGAAAATCTTAGGACACTTGGTAGCCAAATCATTGATGCCAGGGACGACCTTAAGACCTGCGCAAACAGGGCAACCGGTATTACCACGCATCAAGGACCTTGCGGCATGGAAAACACGGGCTTCAAACTCCTGCTTACAATCTGGGCATACGAACCACGCTTTCTTGTTGCTGCCTACAGATACTTCGCTGGGGGTGTATGTGTTCTTGGAACTCCACATAGCGGAAATCTTAGGACATTTGGTAGCCAAATCGTTGACGCCGGAAATGACATTCTTGGAATTGATGGTGTTGGCATTCATAGTAAACTCTCTTTCTCCTCGTATTTTCGAGGCTTGTGATAAATAAAAATGAGCGACTTGTAGTTACAGCGTCTTAAACTTACGGCAGCAACGCATCATGGTGCGGATACGAACCAAGTCAATCTCGATTGCCAATGCGTTGATGGCTTCGAAAAGTGCATAGACAGCCATTGCGGGAATCGCAACAAGTAAAATAATGATGGATTTAATGGTTTTCATTTCAAGCTCTCTTTCTCCGCATTTGCGCGGCCTTGCAACAAAAAAAGACAGGTCACCGATTGGTGCCTGTCTGAATTCTGTCAGATTATAAATGGTTGGTCGTGTTTTGTTATCTATCGTACAATACTCATTCTATACTGTTCGCAAACGCCGTCAAGACAACATTTCAAAAGAAAAAGCCGCCCCACCCCGAGAGGTGGAACGGCTGATGAGATTAGTGCTTGATGTAAAGCGAGGTGTCCCTGAACGGATTCAGGATACCAGGCTTATACTTGGTGCTGACATACTCAGCAATCTGAGCATCCGTCATACCGTTCAGTACATCGAGCCAGCATTCGGCGTTGATGCCCATGAGTCCGCCCATACCGAGCGCATTGTCGCAGCGTCTCATATCCTCAGCAAATGCTTCATGGTACGCGCAAGGCTCAGCAGCACGAGCAATACGATTAGTGTCGTACATGATGCCACCTCACCCGTTTACCATAGCTTTAAGCCCTGCTTCGTCCAGAACGGGAATCCCCAGAGCGTTGGCCTTATCAAGCTTAGAGCCTGCGGCTTCACCGGCGACCAGATAGCTGGTCTTCTTGGATACGCTGCCGGTCACCTTACCGCCGTGTGCTTCGATAAAGGTCTTAGCCTCTTCGCGGCTCATCGTGGGCAGGGTTCCGGTAATTACAAAGGTCTTACCGGAAAGCGATACAGCATCCTCAGCGGAACCGTTTGCGGATGCATTCGGTGCATGGTAATCGAGGTTGACGCCAGCCTTGTACAGGGCTGTGACCTCCTGCTTGAACATAGGGTCAGAGAGCATTGCATCCAGAGCGGCATAGATTGCATCAGAGAAACCGGGGATGTTACAATCCTTGATGTTATCCACATACAGGGCAGATAAACCGAGCAGGTTTCCGTCCGTTGCCTTGCACTGGGTAAACAGAGCACGAGCAACATGACCGCCAATAAGACGATAGCCAAGACCTTTAAGAACACGGTCTGCGTTCTGGGTCTTGGAGTTCTCGATGGCTGCGAGCAGCTTCTTAGCCGTCTTTTCACCGTACATGTCGATGAGTTCGGATTCTTCCTCATAAAGCCAGTACAGGTCTACGGGGTTGGAGATGAACCGACTATCGACCAGGTCCTGAATGATTTGCGGACCAAGCCCCTTAATGTCCATGCACGCCTTGGATGCGAAATGGATGATGCGGTTGACCGTCTTGGCAGGGCAGGAATCGTTCGTGCAATACAGGTCAACAGACCCGTTCACGGAAGCGATAGGCTCGCCACAGACAGGGCAAACCTGACTGGACATGTCATAGGGCACAGCATCTGCCGGACGCTTTTCCTTCTCAACCATCGTGATTTTCGGGATGATATCACCGGACTTATGCAGCACAATGGTATCGCCGATGCGGATGTCAAGATTTTTGATGAAATCCGCGTTGTTCAGCGTAGCACGTTCAACACGGGTTCCGGCTAACTGTACCGGGTCGAATTCCGCCACAGGAGTGACGCGGCCGGTACGACCCGTCTGCAACACGATACGGCGAAGAACCGTAGCCTTCTCCTCAGCGGGATACTTGAAAGCAATAGCCCATTTCGGAGTTTTGGTCCGCTCACCCATCTTCTTGCGGATGTCGATTTCGTCTACCTTGATGACAGCGCCATCAATGGGATAATCGATATCATAACGATGCTCCCCGATATCGCGGATAGCGGCGAGGATACTGTCGGTATCATTGCAATGCGCGTAGTAGGTGGTCTTGAAATCACAAACATCGCGCAGATAGTTAAGCTGGTCGCAGTGAGAGTCAGCAAACTCAGAGGAATCCTCCCCGTCATTGACACTCTGCACATTGAAAATGAACACTTTCAGGTTCCGCTCCTTTGCGACAGCCGGGTCAGACTGACGCAGCGTACCGGCAGCGCAGTTACGGGGATTGGCGAACAGCTTCTTCCCTGCTGCTTCCTGCTTGGCGTTGGTTGCTTCAAAGTCCTCTTCGCTCATGTAGCACTCGCCGCGCAATTCGATTTTCCAGATACCGTCCGGCATCTGGATATTGACAGGGATGCCAAGAACCTTGACATTGTCGGTAACATCTTCACCGATATGTCCGTCGCCGCGAGTGGACGCCTGTACGAGCCGCAGTTTTCCGTCAGAACCGGCAGGCTTAGCGTACACCAGAGACAGGCTCAGACCGTCAATTTTGCGCTCAATAGAGAAGGTGGCATCAGGGTGTTCCTTCACCACGGAAGCCGTAAAATCGCGTACCTCGTCGTCTGAGAAGACATCCAGAAGCGAAAGCATCGGGACACGGTGTTCAACCGGAATGCCGATAACGCGCTTGCCGCCAACCACCTGTGTGGGGCTGTCGGAGGTGACGAGTTCCGGATGCGCGGCTTCGAGGTCACGAATCTCGTGCATCGCACGGTCGTACTCCTCATCCGTTACGACAGGAGCATCCTGCTCGTAGTAAGCTGCGCTCCAGCGCTTGACCTTCTCGCAGAGTTCATTGTAGGTATTGATATATTCAGTCATTGTAATGAGTTCCTTTCAGTGTAGCCGCTATAGTATCTATCATACAACACTCTCAGCGGCATTAGCAATATCGAACATTAGAAAAGCGGGTCCCAAAATGAGATGAGACCTGCTTTGCACTTACTTCCTTTTGACCCTATCGTATTTCACGCCGAGAATCTCAGCGGCAGCGTTAAGGGTTTCGAGAGAAGCCTTGTTAAAATCGTTTTGCGCAGCCAGATATAGTGCTTTTGTGCATCTGACGGCGTCGCAAATATCGTAGATGATATCTTTGTTTTCGAAAATCAGCAAATACTGCTCATAGCCGACTGCGGCATCTTCTCGATACTCAACACCGTTGGCATCGAACTCGTATAAGCGGTTTGCGGTTCCGGAAGTCGGGATGCATACAAAATGGTTGGTGTTAGAATCTGTGTGGGTGACCACCATCTTGCGAATCGTTTCGGGATAAGGGACCCCAAAGCGAAACTCGACCATCCAGAGATAATCGCCTGCTTTAACAGAAAGCATTTCAAATTTTCCTTTCAGCGTTAATTTTTATTGCTTATTCGTACCCTTCAAAGCTTCGATGGCAATCTCAAATTTTCAGTTCGAGCGCAACTTTTTCTTCTGCGCTCTTATCGTTCATTCCATCGACGAGAACGTAAATATCTACGTTCCTTAAAACAAGTCCTTTTGCTTGCCAGTCAGTTTCTCGACGAATCCTCTCCGGCAAAAGACGAAGCGCCTGCTTTTTGAGGTTGTCTATTTTTTCTTCTGTGGGGTACATTTCTTGGCTGAAGGTAAAGTCTGCAGTTTGGTACGTTGTAGTCCATGCACGAGCCTTTACCGTTACAGTGCTTTCCGAAACGTTGTAACCTGCAAACGAAATCAAAGACTCGCTCAGTTCCCCAATTCTTGCATTAAAGAGATTGGTTATACGAGCAAGTTCCTTGTGGTAGATTGCCTTTGCTTGTCGCACCTGTTCACGGTAACACTTTACACAGTCTTCAACCGTGTAGAAGATGTTTACAGATTCACCCGTATATCCCCGATAACCTGTATTATCCATTGGAGCAATCACCTTGGACATAACATGACCGTTCTTTACAGGTCGGAAATAAATAGGAGAATAATAAATTGTCTTATTTGTTTCCTTGGCATCTGTCACCACCACCGGAGTGGGCTCAATTCCACGAATTGGTTTTTTGGTTGGGTCTGCGTTTGCTCGATAGTCGCAAATCCAAACCATCTTTCCCGTAATATTTTCCAGTCCTTCCGCGTAATCAAAATCCGCAAGAGATTTCGTCTGCTGAGGTCCTAATGCACGGTTATTTCGCCAAAGGGTTACATTGTTATCTTGTAGATATTCTTCGAGTTCCATCAGGGCAATTCCTTTCTTTGAAAAGATATTTTGTATGGTAACAAGACCATCGCAACTATGAAAGCACTGCTTTTTAAGTTACAGAAACAGTTTCTGTAATCGTCACCTTTCTTACAGAACATTTTGCAAATGTATCATGGAACTGATTGGTTGTGTAATTGCTATGTAGCAAAAACTCTTCTGCTTTTTCGGCTGTTTGAAAATGCTCCGCCGATTCGTGATATTTGCCAAAATACGGGTATCCACCTGTCATCTTGTCGTAAGAGAAAAATTCTCCATTTTTGTTTGCAATGACATAGTACGTTTTTGTGGTGAACATGTGTATTTTTTATCCTTTCTTATTTGATTTGTACATTTATAATTTCAGCCACTTCGCGCAGATTCGCAAGAGGTTCACAGAATCGGCACCAAGGAAGCCCATTGCGTAAGGGGTGGAAGTACGTCAAAACACAGCGTCCAGAACCGTTTCGGCAAAGATTGCATAATGGTCCAGATAAGAAGCGAGTTCGCTGCGTCCTATATCCCGGTCACGCACTTGTTGTACAACGAGTTTGGCTACATCTGTGGGAAGATTATATTCTGCTGTGACAATGTCCGTGACATCATCGTAGAACTTTTCCCACAGCTTGTGGACTTTGTTTTCGCGGCGAGTGTACTGGCTGCGGATGATTCGATTTTTATTCGCAATCATCTTGTCGACATTCGGGTCATCTCCATAAAGAGGAAGAATCGGGTTCTTCTTTTTGTAGGCATTGAGCTCCTGCATAAGATTGTCTGCCTCTTTATTGTAGGATGCTTCCAACTCTTTGATTTTACTTTCAACTTCGTATAAATCCATAAATTTTTCTCATTCCTTTACAAATTCGGTTGGCAAAGCTTTGGCTTTGTTGGTACTTTTATTTTGCATTTCGGCGTACCATTTGCGGATAAGTTCATCCGGCAAGACCGCCGCTGCTTTGTACTATCCTGATGGGCAAATCGTCCATCTGCCTGTGATACTTGCAAAATTGGATGTTTTACGTAAACCACCAATTTTCGCAAATACCCCTGTGTTACTTTTCTTTCCCTTTCAAAGCTTCGATGACAACTTCTTCGTAGTCCTCAATGGCGTAATAGATTTCAGAAAATCCATTCGCGTGACCACGCTCATACGCCTTTTCCCAGACCATTTCTGCCGTCTCTTCACTGATAAGAACAGAGGAAGCGCTTTTTACATCCATCTGAATAAGGGCAAGAATGTCAACCATGACATCCGAGACAGCTTCGTTGCGGTCAGCTACCAGTTTTGCTACCTCGTCGTTCCACGCTTGCTGAAGCTGCCGCACCTTCTTTTTGTTCCAATCGAGAGAATGTGCGCTGCTGATGATATCACCGGTTTTAGGGCGCTTGGTTTTTGGGGTCGTGCGCATGTTCCACGCAGCCTCCATACGAATCTGCAGATTCTTCCAACTACTATCCATGTTTTATTTCCTTTCTATGCGTTTTCCCATCAGAATTTGAAGTCCTGACACACTTCGATGCTGTTTTTGTCATAGCCGACAGCGTACAGTTCTTTGAGCAGCGGTGTATACTCCTCGACCGTCGCAGGAACGCCTGCTTTCAGATACCCGTAAGACGCATTCACATGCTGCCCATTGTGGACATACGCATCGAAATACAGGTTGGGGTCCTTCAATTTGAGTCTTTTGCAAAACTCGAGGGTTCCCGGTATCTTGTCAAGAAACACGCAGGTGAGTTCGGAACCGGCTTTCGGGTTGAGTTCATCGGTACAGTTGAGAAAAGCTACTTTCATTTTCGTTCTCCTTTTTTGAGCGCAAAAAGGCGGGCCTCCCAAAATCGGGAAGTCCGCCTTAAAGCAAAATTGTGAATTGTACGAACGCAGTTAGCGCCTTAGTAGATGGTATCTATCGTACAATTCTTATTTTATTCGGTTCGCATATCGCGTCAACAATTATGTTCAAGGGGCTGAAATTATAGCGGAAAATGACCGTAAAAAAGCGGACCTCCCGCTTCGGAGAGTCCGCTAAAGCCGTAATTATTGACCCTGATTCTCAGTCGGCTGCTGCGGTTCAGCGGGCTGTTGAGGCTGAACAGGCGCGGTAGGCTGCTGAGGCTGTGCAGGTGCCTGATAGGTCATGTTAGGATTTTGGGTTTGTTCCTGAGTCGGCTGCTGATACTGAGCCGGATGAGCAGCTTTGTAGACATCGTACTTCTGCTTCATCTGGTCATAAGAATAGCCATCCTGCGGGATACCGAAGTACCGATACTGACCGAACGCCAGAATCATGTTGAAGATGGGGTTCAGGAAGAACAGGCCAATGGTGAAGCCAATCCCCTGCCCAAACGCGACACTCTGCTTGTACAGAGTCACGATGTTGATGATGACGCCGACGATGACCAGCAGCGTGCCGAGCAGCGGGATGCCGCCGAGCACAGTGCAGACGATGGGGACGAAGAACAGCCAGCCGTTGCCCCAGAAGATTTTGTACCGGATGTAGCTGTTATAAAACGGGACGATAGACGCCCATCCGGGTTGACCGGCCTTCTCGAAAATTTTCCAGCCAGCCACAATGTTGAGAACGAAGAATGCCAGGATGATGAGCCAAAATCCAGCAAAGATGCTGAGAAGTGCGTTGAGGGCCGCCGCCTCTGAACCGTAGGACATAATGATTCCTCCTAAAAAAATTCATATTATAAAGCCAATCGGCCTTATTCCTTTTCCTGCACGGCTTTGCGTGCCGCTTTTTCTTTCGACAGTGCTGCGAGTTTCTTGCCACTTTCGACCAGGATTGCGCGGCGTTCTTCCGAGATAAACATGGGAGGGCGAATTTTCACCCACTTTTTCGGAAATTCCGCTTCTACGCAATCTTCCTTGTCGATGGTCAGCTTCACCTCATCGGGATGCTCTGTTGCAAGTTTTCGCAACTCGTTCATCCGCGAATAATTTCGCGTATAGTACGAGCAGGTTTTCTCTGCATCGCAGAAATTGATGATGGTCTCGCGTTCGTAGGCACCATCGGCGCTTTGAGGTGTTTGGTTGATGGGACGCATTTTGTCATCTCCTTTCAGTCGCACAATACTGCCTTCTTTGCGGGTCCGTCCGGCGTAAGGTTACACGCATAAGCCCAACGCGGAAGCATAATACGACCGCGAACGCTAACGACGGTCATCTCCCGTGCCGTGGCTTGTTCGAATTCCGATGCGTCCAAAGCACTCCGGGTCAACAGAATAGCGTCGTCCGGCATATCGTTGAGCATCATTTTCAGTTCTTTAACTGTCATAGATTGTCTCCTTTTGCATGACCTCATCCAGCGCCTGCAGGAACAAGACGGATTCGGTGTTCTGCGTCCCAGCTGCAACGATACCGAAAATCTCGTTCGGCTCGATGAGGAAAACGCTGTCACCGTCAATGAATCCTTGCGGCCATGGCGCAGCATAATAGGCGTAGGGCACAATATCGGTTGCATAGCCGATAATCATATATTTCTGGTCAGCGTCCTGCCGAACCTTAACGATTGTTCCGAGCGAAAACGCGGATTTGAGTGTAGGTGATACTGAAACAGGCATTTCTCTTTTGATTTTCAAGGATGAAAACACCTCCATAAATACCAGTCTATGCGGTTCGCAAGAATGTGCAACGAAAAAGGTACAAAAAAAGGAGCTGCCCGAAGGCAACTCCCTGTCATACATAGATTTGCTGTACTAAAAGCGAACTCAGCGATTTTGTGCAACCTTGACATTGAAGTCAAACAGTTCCTTGCTGGTCGAGCACCGTGAAGAAAACTCTCCGTCACGGTTCTGGATGACATCGGATGCCGGGACAGGCTTTCCGAAACCGTCGTCCACAAACACAGGATGCTTGCTGTCATCATTGTCAGAACGGGGCGAGAAGCTTGCGGCTGCGAACCAGTCTTCCTCATCGCTGCCCTGCTCGTCATACAGACGGCAGAACGGAGCGAGGATTTCGGGCGTCGGAAGCTGGAACATTGCTGCCTGCATTTCCTTGCCGCCATTCTTCACATTCACATCAATGAGAGGGCAAATTGTATTGCCTGCGCACTCCCATTTGGTATAGGATTGAGCGGTAATTGCGGTATTGCCGTCAGATACCTCAATACCGAGCGAAAGAATGTCTGATTTGAGGCCGAGCTTTTCCTGAAGCATTTCCGGGGTGAGAGTCAGAAGCTGACCGCCGACCGTGTTAATGATAAGATTCATGGTTACATACTTCTTTCTGTGATTAGTAAATATAGTTCTCGCTGCGAAGCGCTGCCTGAACGGCGCGGATTTCCTTTTCGGTGAGTTGGTAGCTACCAATCGGCGTGTGCTCGGAGCCAAAGTAAGCGGAATCGAACACCATGCAGGCTTCTCCGTTCTCATTGAGCCGATAGAGGAATGCTTCCTTTGTCCGTGCATCGGTAGGATGGTCTACCAGCGATACGAGAGGAAGACCTGTGGTCGAGTTCTTGACCATCTGCCACTCGGATGCGTTCCGGTCACAGTACCCAGCAATGTAGATGTGCGGCTCGGAGATAAGGCGCAGGTCACGCTTCATCAATTCGAGCAGTGAATTGGCGGGCTTGCAGCTGTAAGTATTGGTCAATTCGGCGTTTAGCTCGAAATTGAGCGAAACACAGAAAACACGGTATCCGCGCTTATCCAAGTCATCGAGCATTGCGGTGCCAGCGCCCGAAGACAGGAACGAAACCATCTTGGTGTCCATGTTTTTAGGCAGGTAAAGCACAGCTGTAATGAGGTATTTTTCCGAACGCACCAGATTCTTAAACATCACGCATCATCCTCCGTCTTGGTAGTCATGCCATGGACTTTGTCGATGGCGGCGGCAATCGTGTTGTTCTCCAGTTCAGTCATCTGTGTGCAAAGGTAACCCCAGTCGATGGCATCGTGGACCTTGCGGACAAACGCATCGTAGGTGCCAGCAGTTTTCATCATTTCGATTTCCGATTCATAGCAGCCGGATTCCTCGAGCAGATGCTGGATGTCATCGATGGGGTTCATTTCGATAGTTGGTACAGTTTTGTTCATGATACAAACTCCTTTAAGTGTTTTGGATGCGAAAAGAGCGGACCTCTCAGAATCGAGAAGTCCGCCCTTTAAGCGAAATTGTGAATGTACGAAAGGCAGAAAGCCTTTTTGATTTGGAATGGTATCTATCGTACAATACCCATTCTACTTAGTTCGCATATTTTGGCAAGTAAAAAATGTTGCTCATTCGAAGACGAGTGGCGAAGAGTGTTATTTTAGATGTGGAGAACAGTCCACTCACTCCTTATCCCGTGATTAGTAGTTGTTTATACGTTTGTGTAGTGCATTTCCTTTATAAAATAAGTCGTTGTAACCGGTATAATAATTCTTTGCGGAATAATTCTTGACAGGATTATTATTGTAGCGTAGATTTCTAAAAAAGCCGCCCACCAAATTATGTTGTGGGCGGTTTTTTTGTTGTTAGTTTTCGAAATCTGGATTCTTCCAGACCGTTTTCTTTCCGTAATGGATATCCGAAATGTACTTGAACGGAATCTTATCCCGGTTTTTAAGAAGAGCATCGTTTTCCTCTAAAAATTCCTCAATGCGTTCCTCTTCACTACGCGGAGCAATGTTCCATGTATCGAGATATCCATCATACATGGCATCCATATTGAAAATTCCGTCAACGGGGTACTTGACAGAGTCAATTTCTCCGTTGACGTCCAAGCCAAGGTGGACGTTCTTATAGTTCTTGATGCTGTCTGTCAAGGATTTGAATTTCCCTTCAGGAGTATCGGGATTGCTGTACTTTTTCACGTACTCTTCCGTTAACTCCTCCGTCATGGCCAATGTAATCCAGAACTGGAGCCCGGAATACTCAAGGCTCGCTTTCTTGATTCTCTCCATCGTCCGTTCAGCCCAGCCGGTGGGATTAGCAAGATAATCCACTACCAGTTCATCGGCATTTGTGGATGTCAGACCAAAGCAAGACCCGTTTCCAATCTCATCGACAATGCTGTCAATAGGACTGCGATAATTCTTATACCCCTTTATTATGCGACAGAAAGCGTTCTGTCGTGCTATCTTGTCGTAATGACTGCCCTTGAGAATTTTCTTGTCTTCTTCCGTCACATTCTCTCGGAACATATCGAACAGCTTCTGTGCCATTTCCTCTATGACAGAATCCGAGGTAAAAGAAGAACGGCAGAAAATCGTTTTGAAGTCCTGTGTTTCATTGACGGTTTTGGCATTGTCGACAACGAGGCAAAGGAAGCGTATCTCCTGATTGAATGTTACGGGTTTCTTTTCCAAGGTTCCATAAAACCGCTGCCCGTACAGAACATCTACCTTGTGCTCACCATAGGCGAGCGGTATGCGCATAAAACGGTAGTAATACTCGGACAGCTCACCGGAATCAAGAATGATATTGCCTTCGAACGAAGGAACGCCGAAATCGAGGAGCGTTTTGAATCCCTCGCGGTTGATATTGTTTGCCATGATATTTTTCCTCCCAAATACTTACTTCGTTAAGCCCTCGAATTTCGGATTTTTCCAGAGCACATTCTTCGTATTACTCTTTTTCCATCTGTACAGTCCAGCCGTTCACGTCGGAATAAACCGCATAGAGCAGTGTTGCGAAATTATAGCCTCCGTCATACAGCGTGTAACGAAGGGAAATGTTCAGCGCAAGAGTGCGTTCCTTGACGGTGCCATCACAATCAAGATAGCTGAATATCTTTGTCGGATGGGAAAACCATGCTTCCCGTTCTTCATTGAATTTATCTTCATCGTATTCCACGACTTGCTTGAAACACGAATCAAACGTAGCAAGCTTGACCGACGAAAATACATCAGCCATCATCCCGCACTTTTCAATCAATTCATCAGGCCATTCGACTTTGATGATTGCTGCACCATCGTGCAGTTCTTTCAGTTCTTTGCGGGGGCTCAGCGAGACGTTGTAGCGTTCACTGAGGAAGGTGAACAGCCAGGACCAGTCAATGACTTTCAGGAAGTTAGATACTTCCTTGGAATCCATGAAAATTTTGATTTCTTTCCGTGCCATAGTTTTATCTCCTGTTTTTCGATTTTCTAAAAAATGGTTCAAGTCATAGAATTCCAGTTATTGCCCAACCATTCACACCAGTCTGTGGTGGAGGAGGGGCAATTTTTTCTGTCCGCGCAGATATGATTCAGCAGCATTGCCAAGTGAAACTTATCCAATGTCCGAATCATTTCGAGATTTGTCTTATCAGACTGCACGATTGTCATGTCAACGTCGGTTTTCGTCTTGATGTACGACACGGCGTCGCCCATCTTTTTGAAAAAAATTCCGCAGGCCGGGACAAAGTATCCAACCTCGATGGCAAGCTCCGCCAAAAGACGGTAGCTGTCAGCAGCGTTCGTCTTCTGGAAAAGTTCATTGAACTGAGCACGGATTTTCTGCTCATTGTTTTTTCCAATGTCATCCAGGTCAAAGATGTATTCCTGAACAATGAACCCATTATTAGATTTCGTGGGCACATATGCTTTGTAACAGGATGCATCAATCTGTTTCATGACAATCGGAAAGTCATGGGAAGACGTGGAATAGAGACGCGCTTTATCGACTTCCTTTTTCAGCTTTTCCAGCAGCTTTTCAAGAACAGTCTTGAGACATTCGGCGTGCTGAGCGTAGAACCCTACCTCTGCCTGGAACAGGCCGGTGTCATCTTTGAGCCGGCCAGTTTCCTTGGCTTTCTCAAAGACGGATTGGAGTCTTTGGAAGTCATCCACACCCATGTCGTTGAATTTTCCAGCATCCACATCGGCTTCGAAAATGGCGATTGCTTCATGCACATCGTCAAAGGAATCGACCACCAACTCAAGGTCTTCCAAGAAGAGTTTCTTGTTGATGGCAATAGAGTAGCAAATGTCCGGGACACTCAGAGTGACAATTTTGGAGTTTTCCTTCATGGCAAGCCCCATCTCCCGGCAAATATCCGGGAACTGCTTCAAATACATCATAGTTTCACCTCATACTTTCTCGGCGATATCCTCGCCGTACACTACATTCAGACCGGAACCGTTGTCCAATTCGGCAACATAGCTAAAATCTACAGTTAATGTGTTTGTCGTAGGCAATTTCTCCTTTCCAAGTAAACAAGCAGGCCCGCCAAAATGGTGGGTCTGCTTGTTGTTTACAGATTGTGAATTGTACGGTGTCAAATGCTGCTAAGTGGAATGTTATCTATCGTACACTTCCATTCTATTCGGTTCGCACAAACATGCAAGTAAAAATGGGCCTTCCCAAAAGGAAAGCCCATTGTATTGGCATTGCTGATACTCAGATAGCTGCACAGAAGTTCGCAAGGCGTTGCCACAGCAAGTAGTTATCGTAACTCATGCGTACCTTTTCCGGCACGCCTGTAACGAGATACCACTTATGTGCCTTAGCCTTGATGTTCGAGATGCGCTGCTGTTCACTGCGCGTAAAGGCTTTGCTGAACATGCGGCGTCTGCGCCCGGAATTCCAGTATGCACCCTCCATAGTCTCGCAGATAAGAGCATAGGCAAGTTCGTTCTGAACATCGTCATGGGACAACTCGATAATCTTACCCATATTCAGGCACCTACCTTTCGGCTGGACTTCTCGCGGCTCTGATGCACCATGGAAAGCGCATAGTCGAGCGCAGCATCATCATCCGGCAGATAGGTGACGGATTTGAGTTCTCCGTACTCGCTGTGATGGCGCGGGATAGTCTTGGGTCTTTCCGTAACGACCGTCTCCTTCTCGAAATGCAAAGCAATCCGATTTGCAGGAACGGCATACCGTTTCTGCCGCTCGCATTCTTTGAAATAGTCGATGGGCGTTGCGAACCCCAAGGGTTTTCTGCCATCAAGTCCCGTAACGGTGACGACATATGCCTTGATGCCTTTTGCTTCCCGTCTCTGCTGGTCCGCGTAGTAGTGGTAGGAGATGTACATCGGCGATTCCTTCAAATACGCGTTAGATTCCCGCGCAATGTAGGTCCCGCTTTCCCGGCAAAACCACAGAAATGTCTGAGGTTTACCGTCGGCTTTCGCTTCCTTTGCCGCTTTCTGAATGACCTTTGTGTCGAGGTCAAAGTCCGACTGATATTGTTTCGTGACCTGCTTCATCGCAGATTTCAGTTCCGGTAAAATCGGAATCATAGTATTATTCATTTCAATTCTCCTTTTAGAACGCTGTGAGCTTGGAAATATCCATGTCATAGCGTTCATATTTGTGGATGTAATCGAAAACGGTGTTCACCTGTGCCTGAGTTGCGGTTTTGGTGGCGTCCATATCGAGGAATGTCTTACCCAAAGACGGATTACGAACCGCAATCCAGCCGCGCCGGTACAGGTAATCAAGACCCTTCCCGCTCCAATCATTGGCCATGTCCAAGACTTCCTTATCAGAGAGGTTCAGGTGTATTCTGTTTTGCATGATGATGCGCCCCGCAAGAGCCGCATGTTCTCCAAACTCGCAAGGATACCATGTTCCGTCCGGAGCAATCATGCCGTATTCAGATAACTTCTGGATATTGTTAGATTCGTTCACGCAAATGACCCCTTTGTAGTCAGGTGTTGTTGTCCAAAAATTCCTGGCATTCGGTATCGTTCATCACGAATCCGAAATACGCCATGCGCTTAACGGTCGTTTCCCAGACGCGCATCGTGCGACTCCGGGGCTGTACGACCCAGGAATGACAACGCCAAAGCCCGTCCTCAGAAAGTGCATACCCGGTCGCAATAGAGCAGTGACCACGGTTTGCATCCCAAAGATAAGCGGAATTCGCGTGACATTGACTGGGCTGACCTTTGCGCATATAGCTGCTGCCATAGAAGAACTGCCCCCGACTGAGTGTTTTTACGGCGTCTTCGTCGTAGGCAGTCATGCAGACCTCGTCTCCGCCGAAGCTGAGAATCTTGTCATGCAGTGCTTTCATGGCATCGAGCATCTCTTTGGAGAATCTCGATTCGCCGTTATATACCTGATGGCTGTCAATCCACCGCTTCCAGTCATCGCTCATCGGATTCCAGTGGATGGGTGCGGGCATCTGGTCAGGGGCTGTGATGGGTTTCAGACTGTTCCAACCTTTCGTACTCATTACAATTCCTCCCTGACAGAACGCAGACAGCTCAGGATTTTTTCATACAAACGGTAACGATTTTCGCCGCTCGGTACAAAGTCACCAAGCTTTTTGGAAATGAGAAGTTTATCAAATGCCTCCATAATATCAAAGACGGTGAACAGCTTGTATTGTGCATTTATATGCTTCACACGGAACTCGACATCTTCGACAAGATGCCAATATTCCATGCCATACAACATTGCGCCGCTTTCGTTTGCTTTTCGGTCTTGTTCCTCGTCTGCATCGTCACACACAATACAGACACCGTTTTCATCGAGATAGTTTTCGAAAACGTCGCAGATATCGGAGGCGACAGAACGGATATCGGAATTTGCCTTCACCTCAGGTTCAGGCTGGGCGGCTTCAACTTTGTACTCGATACTGTCGTGACGAAGTGACTCTTCGATACCATCAAAAACGATGTCCGCGTAGTCGTTATCATCCCGACACGCTTTGAAAATGTTTTTGACGGATTCGATTGCCTCTTTGGAATCGGAGTTTCCCTCAACAGAGAACTCCAAAGGAACCAAGGCAACAACTTTGTATTTATTCTTCATGATTTTTTCTCCTTAGTTTAACAGGATGCCGCAGCATTTGTTCAGGCAGATGACACTGAACACGAGCAGCGCAATATTGTGCAGCGTGAAGGACTGTGCCAAAGCACTGATGCTCAGGATGATGAAGAGAACAAACAGGGCGGCTAAGGTTTTGAAGATGGTATAGATGATTCTGTTCATGGCGATACTCCTTTTCTTGCTCCGGTTAGCGAAGCATGTCAACGATTTTTCCGACCAACTCATCATTGGTAACGAACTGGTTGCGGCCCTTGGCACCGAGCGATACAGAGGAGTAATCCTTCATATCGGCGGCATAGCGAACCATATTCTTGTCGGCAATCGGCTGATAGCAGGACCGTTCTGTGGTCACATACACGCATTTTCCGTTCAGGATATTCATGATGTGTCCGTAACAACCCGTCTGCTTGCCGTTGCGCTGCATGTTTTGCAGGTTATGCGTCAGCATCAGACCGTCGTTCTCCTTCTCAGCGCTGGAGAGCATAGACAGTAGTTTTCGAGTCTTATACGCAGTGTTTGTCATAGTAAATCGCCTCATTTTTTAGAAATACTTGTAAGCAGCGTTCAGCCGCTTGTTGTAGAGTTGTAAGGTCGTCAGATTCCCGCAATAGACCTTGCTGGACGAGATAGGAACATTCACACCGGCTTCCATGTGCGAGAAGAACATCGCAAGACAATCTTCTACACTGTCGCTCGTGGTGAGTGTCTCGTATACCGGATACGAGTACCCCGCTGCCTGACTGTAGGTGGCATTGAGCTCATGGACAAAGAATTGGACCTGACCGGACACGGAACTTGCATCCAGACCCGATGCATAGCACCAGTTCAAGAGATTCGTCTTGCGACCGTGCGTCCATTGCAGAAGCCCATAGCCTCCATCGTTCGGATTCTCGGCAGTAACGCGAAGCCCGCTCTCCATTGCCATACACCCCATCACAGCTGCAGTGCCGGCCTTAGAGAGACCTGCATCCCGCAACGCTGTATAGATGGCGTACTCATTGTCAGAAAGGTTCTGAGGAACCGTGTCAGTCACAGGTTCTTCTGCCGGTTCCTGAGCAGTCTCTGCCGTCTCGACAGAAGGCTCGGATTCGGGCTCTGTCTCGGCCACCTCCTGCTCAGGTACAGAAAGTACCGGCGCGAAAGGCGGCTGAGCGTTGAGTTCCTTAAAATGGACCTCCAACGGCGTGACATACTCGATATCAGAATCATCAGCTGGCTTTACCGGCGCGGCATACGCAGGCGTCGAGAAAAAGCAGGCTAAGCAACCTATGATGGTGATGACGCTGAGCATAAAAGCGGTGGTCCCGGCATAGAATTTCAGTTTGTCGTTCATTGTGATTACTCCTTTGAATAAAAGTTCCCGCCGACAATAGCTGTTCGGCGGGGTGTGATTGATGTTCGGTTGTCGGAAAAACTTCATGCTTCACGGACTACGATGGCGGTATATCCGCTGTTGGCAAGATACCGATACGCTGCATCATAGGCATCGCTGAGCGACGGGGCTTTGACATACCCGATAAAATCGGAGCAGATAACCATGCCGGAAAAACCTGGGTTACCGGCATAGATGGCGAAGCGGGTGTTTTTCTTGGGATTGCGATTAAACATAGCGGACCTCCTTGCAGTCGCGTTCAAAAAGATGGATACGGATTTCTGAAAACAAAAAAAGCAGACCTACCACGAATGGTAAGTCTGCCTAATTTGAAAACAGAATTGTGAATGATGTACGCCCGAAAGATTCGGCTGTGTAGAATGTTATCTATCGTACAATACCAATTCTATGCCGTTCGCAAGGATACGCAAGAGAAAAACAAAAAAAGGCGAAGTCTTCCGAAAAAGACTCCGCCATGGTTTTGTGTGCGATTTTTTGCATTTCAGTGTTGTTATTCACGGCACATTTCTCGCATCTTATTCTTCCTCAAGCCATTTCTTGGTGATGTCAAGAAGGCATTTTCGGAATTCAGGAGCGGGCTGCATCGGAATCGAAGACCACTGAGAATCGAGAACGACAGGGTATTCGTACTGTTTGCCGTTATGCGAAAACGGTATGAACTGAACTTCTCCGTCCACGAGCCATAGCTTTTCCGTTCTGATGGGGTCGATGTACTCCGTCAGCCAGCATTCGTGCGTGACAACGGAATCCGCCACGAAATACTTTGTCTTATCGTCCAGTATCAGTGCTGGGTTGTTATCCTCGACACAATACACTCTTCCGACGAACGGCAGGAACATCGTCTCGGCGGCGTGTTTCGCGCTTCTTCCCTGCCGAATTTCCGATAGCAGGAAACTCGATATGAAATGCGGGATACCGATGCCGGTCAGGCAGTCATCGAGTGTGTGTCCGGTACAGATTCTCGGTGTTTCCTGGTCCTCCCCCTTCATCCGATTCGTAGGGATTTGCGGAACGACCTTGTCCGGCAAGCATCCGGTATTCGCCATGAGATGAAATAGTATCTGCATTATGGGACTTACTCCTTCGGCAGTTTCTTGCGAAATGGGTCAAGGTCTCCTGGCCTATAGACCGACTTGACATAGGATTTGATGTCGTCTTCACCAAGGCTCTCAAAGAGATTCAGCCAGCATTCGGCTTCAATCCGCATCTCGCCGCCCATTTGATACGCTTTCTCGCACTGCACCAAATCAAACTGAAAATCGTTCTTGTAGCGGCAGTTTTCGGCTGCTTTTGCAAATTGCGTAAATGTTCTGGTATTCAAGGTTTACCTCCTTTTCTGAAAATGGAAACAAAAAAGCAGACCCTCATTTCGAGAGTCTGCTCTAAGCACATAACAGATTGTGAATCTACCGGTATGGGGAATCAGAAGATGGTATCTATCATGCACTTACTATTCTATTCGATTCGCACAACTGTGCAAGGGGGATTTTAAGATGCAGCTACGCTTTCGCCTTCGCCAATTTCTTCGCAGCTACGCTTCCTGCTCACTCGCTGGCGGCAGCTACGCTTTCGATATCGTCTGCGTTCAGGTTGATGTACTGCCACGATTGCGGAGCGCGTTTCAGGTGCAGCTGATGCAGGGATAGAGAAAGTTTGCGAACATTTGAGATGTTCCAGCCATACAGCATGCCGGTTTTGTTGCCATACTCGAACAGCGCGGCTATATCGATACAGCTTTCCCGAATAAACTTATCCGCCATACCGGACAGCTTTTCGCCGTCTGCATAGTAAGGAGACAATCCTGTCAGGCAGTTCAGCTGGTCGATGTCCTCGCAGGTAAAGGCCCCGATGATTTCCCCTGCACCGCCGTTCGCCTTCGTTTCATAGCAGAATACTGCGAACGGAAACGAGATTTCCCAAGGGCGGGATTTGCGGACTTCGAGAGTCTTTTCACCTGCTATGATTTTAGAGAGCCATTCACGCTTAATCGAAATGACGACCGCTTTGCCGTCATTTACCACAAGTGCATTTTCGAGAACCGTCACAACTCATCACTCCTCATATTCGTAGTCACAAAAGCTGTTGACCTTTCCTTCTGTCTGTTCGTATTCGGACATAAATTTTGCGACAGCCAACTCGAAGTGCCCACGGCTGATACCAGTGACATCCGAAAAATCGAGGAATGCGTGCTCAAAGTTGCTAACCATAGCCACGAGAATGTACGATTCAAGTTCCTTGGAGAATTCTTCCGGAGTGCCATCGAAATGGATGATGACATCCTTAGATTCGTCGTCAGGGTCAAGATAATTCGAAACAGCCTCATCCTTCGCACTGGAGAAGAACCCATCGACATTGTCACTCACTCGCAGTTCAGCGGAATCGCTAAGCGGTACATTCAGCCCACCTGCAGCTTCCGATTCGGCCATCAGTTGCATAACATAGTAGCGAAACATGAGGAACGCGCACACACCCGTAGGCTCAAAATTCTGAATGACCTTTTTCAGCTGCGCCTGACGGTTGTTTACGACTTTATAGTTGGCTTTCATGAAACCTCCTTCTTAAAAAGATGCTTTACAACGCATGAATATTTGATTTGCCGGGCGCATACATCAGCGGTTCGTCCGTTACTTTCAGAACGGTGCCGTCCCCTTGCCTGCACGCATACAGGATTGCTTTGAGCATCTCATAGGCAAGTTTGCTGTTGTAGGCAAGCCCTGCGTTGGAGATGCCGAAATTGCCATTCCAGCCAACCCGGAGTTTTCTCAGCTGCGGAATCAGAAGGTCACGGGCTTCCGCTATGCCGATGCCGCCCCAACGAGCGTCATGATACGCCTGCAGCTGCGGTTTGTTGTCGGTATCAGCTATATCGAGAACCTCATAGATGATGCTGAACTGTCCCATTAGGATTCTGGAATACGCATCGAGGATGGCAGCAGCTTTTACCCAAGCACTTTCGTTCATGTCGATGCGCTTAGTATACGGGGTCTCCTTGTTCCCTGCCTCGATATCCGCTGCCGCGAGCGCAGTCTGATAGATTTCCCCTGCTGCGTTTTGCATGGTAGGCACGGGAGCCGTGACCTTGAAGTCGGTGAATATCATATATGCCTTTTCGATATCCACATCATTCACACCGTAGGCGTCCCCGACCTCTTTGCAGATGGAAGAAAAGTTGTTGCCGTAGAATGTCTGCATTACCTGCATGACATGCAAAAACAGCTGATACTGCTTTTCGGTCATTTCGAAAATCATGGCGCACCTCCGTTACTTTATTAGCATTATACCACAAATGTGTATTCAGTACAACCATGAACGCTGATTCGTAACAAATAAGATACAAACAAAAAAGTGCCCCTAAAATCCTCGACTGAAATCGAAGATTTTAGAGGCAGTGGCGCTCATGGAAGGATTCGAACCTTCGGGCGATTTCTCACCGGCGGTTTTCTGGACCGCTGCCATCGGCCACTCGGCCACATGAGCATATGGCGCAGAGAGCGAGATTCGAACTCGCAAGCCGGGGATTGACCCGACGACGGATTAGCAATCCGTTGCCCTACCTTTGGGCGACCTCTGCAGATATGCACCCGTTTTATTAAACAATAAAGTTGACTACCGAACTCTAAACTTTACTATCTCGTTGTGGGTGCTTGTATGACCCCTGGCAGACTCGAACTGCCGACTCCAGCTTGAGAGGCTGGCGACTTAGACCAACTTGTCGAAGGGGCCTTATGGTGTGCCGGGTAGGATTCGGACCTACGAACCGTAACGGAGCGGTTTTACAGACCGTTTGCTTTAACCACTTGCATACCGACACATATGGTGCGCCGGGTAGGATTCGAACCTACGAACCGTAACGGAACGGTTTTACAGACCGCCTGCTTTAACCTCTTGCATACCGGCGCATATAGTGCTCCCGGCTGGAATCGAACCAGCGACACATAGGGCTTCAACCTACTGCTCTACCAACTGAGCTACAGAAGCAGATGGTGACCGAAATGGGGCTTGAACCCACACTCTCAAGCTTGAAGGGCTTGCGACTTAACCAATTCGTCTATTCGGCCATATAGCCGCAATCCTGCGGCGAGGGTTTATGCGATGACGAGAATGTCATCGATTTTCGTATCGAGCATCGCGGCGAGAATCACAAGGTTGTCGATGGTAGGAAGTGCAGTGCCTGCCTGCCATTTGGCTACCGCCTGTGTGGAGACACCGAGCGTATCCGCCACATCCTTTACCTTGATGCCTGCCGCTTTTCGCAGTGCCTTGATATTGGCACCTGTTTGCTGGATATCGATGGTTGGAACGTTCATTTTCTTTTGCTGCCTTTCTGTATTGCAGGCAACAAAAAAACGCTGCCTGCCGAAATGAATCGACAAGCAGCGTTCGGAATGCAAATGCCGTCAGAAGACGCACCGCAGCCGTTCGAGGTCTGTTTTTGCCTGTCGATGGGTATAGGAAACAAAGCTGGATTCGTAGGACTCGAATTCAGATTCATAACTATACTCAGCAAACGACATAGCATTAACAGTCTTGCACAGCATCTTCGGTTGTCTCCTTTCGTTTCGTTCTGTTTACATTATACCACTTTTGTGGTTCTGGTCAATCAACTTGTGGTTGATGTTTATTCGCAGTAACCAGCACCTTCGTGGAAAACGCGGTCTGCGCCGAGTTCGTGCTTGCTCATTTACACATACTCTCCTTCCGGAAGTTTGTCTGCATCTGACAGTTCATCGACAGTCAGTTCCCTCAATGTTCCTTGGTCTGTATCCAAGCCGATGGTATATATATACACTACACGGCTATCCCGGAATACTTCGGCCGGGGTCTTGCTTTTACTGACGATTTGTTCGATTTGCTGCTCTGTTGCCGGATACAGGACCCAACGCTCTTCGCTTCGCACTTCTGTGCAGTTACAGAAATACAATTTTTCGTCCTCATCCTTGCATACGCAGAGCAGCGAAATGCCGTCATAACTCCAGAACACTTTATCGACAATAAGTTCTTTCCCGAACAAATCCTTAAAATTCAGTCCCTCAAACAAGGGCTCTCCGTGTAAACTCATATCCGCTCCTGTTTTACTTCTTCATGCCGGAACCAACTTATGGTTGAGATTTTTTGGGTTTATCTGCGCCAAAGACGCGAGGATTTGAGGAAGTGAACCTATTGGTGTGCGCTTTTTATTCTTGTGCTTGCCCATGCCTAGTCCTTCTCAAGAAAATGTTCCCACTGTGTTCTTTTGATTTGCTTGCCGCCAAAGGAGTAGTGCTTATCATAATAATCCGACATTTCTGCGGCATACTTGGCAGCGTCAACTGCGTTGGAAAACACCGTTTTGCCAATACTCTTTAATGCAACCCAGTGGACAGTGATGTTACCATCCACATCCACACCGACGCAATGCGCATCGACATAGTCATTGTTGGTCATCTCTATTTCAATGAGCTTTTTGAGCCATTTCGTTTTGACGATGTGTTCCAAGTAATCCGCATTATATTTGGGATTCGATGAAATCACAGAGAACGGTCTACCAAGCTCTTTCTCTCTCAATTCTTCCGTCTCCCGCATTTTTTCGAGCATATACCGGAAATTTTCGGGGTAGTATTTATACAGATATGCGAAATTCAAATACGAGGACATGGGGCAATACATACAACCGCAGCGCTTGTTGGTTTTGTAGTAGTTGTTGAAAATCGGCTGTGTCTTTGCCCATTCCAAAATCACATCCTCGTTAATGCCGTTTTCTGCGAGAGGGTATATCTCTAACTTTTTGGAACTCAACCGCTTGTTAAAACGGTGTTCTTCATCGGCGCAATAGCCTATGTAATGCACTACATAAAAACCGACTTCGTTCAGCCATTCGGATAGTTGCCGCTTTGCATCAAGTTTATAGTGACCGTTACACCATCTTACTTTTCTTGTTGGGAAACCGCATTTATCATACAATTCTTCCCACGTTTTCCTCGGCTTGATTCGCACAAATTGGATGCCAGCTCGCTTGCACTCCGTTTCCATATAGTCGATAACGTTATGTATAAACGGGTAGTCGATTTCGAGTTCAAAGTGAACCACGCCGTCAAGCGGGTATCTGTCCAGATGGTGCAGTATGTAATTGAGCATATACAGGCTATCTTTTCCGCCAGATACGCTTGCCCAGTATGATGGGCGCAATGCAATTGCTTTGTCTGAGTCAGTCATTGTCGGTTACCTCCGTGAGCCAGTAGTCTTTACGGCACTCTCGATAAAAAAACCAACCCTGAACTGGGTAAAACTTCATATTTTGATTTTCTTAGATGTGTGGGAACACCTCATATACACTGACATACAGCATTCCCGACTTATAATCAGCGTATTCTACCGGACGCTTTTGTTCATAAACCTTCACATTCGAACCATCATCTGCCGTAAGCCAGAGATATTTGACATGCTCAGCATAGCGAGGGTCTTTTGCGCGATACATTTGCCCTTCTTTGATTTTGAGGCGGCGCATACAGGCTTGGACGCGGGAAAACTCAACAAATGCACCATAGTCACCAATCACGATACGGTTGTACCCGTTGGTAATGACTGTGCCATCAGCGGTTTCGAGCGAAATCGTGTCACCGGACACATTGCACCATTCCGGCAATGCCTTTTGAAACTCGGCTCTCACATCGCAGAAAAAGGTGCGTGGGATAGGCTTGTATCCATAATCTCTGGCGAGTTGCTCTTGATATTTGAGCATCTGAGCGCCGACTTCTGAAATTCTATGCTCCATCGATTACTCCTGACTCAGCATCTGCGCAGAAGCAACTTCCCGAATATTGCGATTCTCTTTTTCGGGAGCCGACACAATGCGGCGATGAGAGCGCATCAGCGTCAATACGCGGTTACGGAGCTTTTCGTCCTTGATAAGCCGAGCAACCTGTTTGATTTCCGATTCACGCAGATACATTGTACTGTTGATGAGAACGCCATGTACTTCGCCGTCTTCGGAACTTTTCTCAACCTTATCGACATTGTTATAGGCATAGATGACATCTACGTCGATGGTGATGGACGCTCTCTCAAGAAGTTCAATTCCTCCTTGGGCTACCAGCCACTTGTGTGTGTAGCTTTCGTCAGAAATGTATGTTTCGCCAATGAGTTCCAGCGGCGGCGACACAAGGCTGTTCGTGGAATAACGGATATGGTCTTCGCTTTCGTTGAGATTATCCTGCCAAAGGCGCATCGGCTTGAGGCTCTTGTCCTTGAAGTGAATGTAGGTGTCCTGAATGAATGTGCAGATGGTCCGCTTAATATAGTCGATTTCCGGCATCTCTTCTACATTGCGGAAAACAAAGCGCGTAGACTCGCCCTCGCCGTACTCTTCGTCGTCCGTCACATAGCGGACTTTCTCCAACACAAACTTGGGTTTTAATGCCTCTTTAACGGCTTCGAGAGAAAACACATTCCACTTCATCAAATAACTCTCCATTCTTTTACCAACTGGTCGTATTCAGCAATTTCCCGTTTTACGGTTTTTCCGTCTTTTTTATATAAGGTGATTCGCTGTGCATAGTTTGCGGCGTGTTTTTGCAGTCGCTGCAACGCGTCTTCTTCTGAGTTTGCTTTTGTAATTCCGCGATAGGAACCACCAGAGCCTAAGATTTCGGGTTCGTACCAACCCGTTTCATAGTATACAGTCTGCTCGCCTGCTTCATCCAGAACGACTTTTCCCTGCTCGCCATAGTCACCGGTATAGTTACTGCGGATGATGTTAGCGGCACGGTCATTTCCCTGCTGCTCATAGGCTTCGGCAATGAACTCGACATAAGCCCTGAATTTTTCCTCGTCACCTTCACGATGCGCGGCGATGAGTTTTCCGATGGTCACAGCGTTTATGATGTTCATGGACACACTCCTATAAAACCGATTTTAAAATTTTTGGTACTCCAGCCGGGAGTCGAACCCGGAGAAAAACGGGGTTTGAAGCCGCCGCGTATGCCAATTCCGCCACTGGAGCATGGTATGTCGCCCACGAAAACAGACGACAGTTGCATGGCTTGATTTTGCAGCGAATATCACATTTTATCGCTGTTTTTATGATTGTATTATACCATATTCTGATGCAGATTTGTAGTGAGTACAAGTATGATTCACAAACAATTAACATCTGAGCGAGTCGCATTTTGTGCGCTTGCTTGTCGTATTTGTCTGGCGCGAATCAGCGCTGAATCTTCCTCGTCAGAAAACAGTCAAAAACAACAGCAACACAAACGCGAGTCTTTGCAAGTTTCTAAAATGGCGTTTTCTTGGCTCAAGGCTTGCTCTCTGCGGGTGCTGGCGTCCAGTATAAGAGCGTTCCGAGGATATCGCACATCGGTGCCGCCTCGAAGAAGCAAAGTGTTTCCAGAGCGTCTCTGAGGCGCTGCTCGTAGTCTGTGCGCTGCATATCAAGGGGAACCAGCACCTTGTAGGAGCCGAAAGGCGCTTTCAGAACGGGAGATTCGGATGTCTGGTTCTCAGAAAGGTCACTCTCCCAGCCGCAGGTAACGAGATAGTCATACAGAGCATAGGGGTTTACAGCAGAAACGGTCTTTCTGCCGTCAAGCATCTTGTAGGCACGGAGATACTTGGCTTCTCGCGCAAGGTCTTTGCTTGTGAGAGGATACGGGATTCGGTTAAGGTCCATGTTGCTGACGAGGTCTGCGCGTTTTACCTCGACGGCAATGTCGTTTTGCTTAACACGCCAGATATACTCTGAGTAGGTCATATCTTTCCCCCGAGTCAGTACAGAGACCGCCTCAGCCACTTCCTGAGGAAATTCCGCTCTGATGGTATCTATCGTGGTGCCGGTATCTTCCACCGTGTCGTGCAGGTAGGCGGCAGCTTTCACCAGCGGGTCAGGCTCAACGCCGTCTGCGACAACGGCCACATGCGCCGTGAAGTAGTCTTCCCCTGCCTTGTCGGTCTGGCCCTTGTGCGCCATCATAGCGAACGCCTTTGCTTTTTCAATGTAATCAATCATTCGTATCACCTTTCTTTGTTTCGCAAGCAGCACTATGCGGGTCTGCCAGACAATAAAAAGGCTTGCCAGTTTCCCGGCAAGCCTCGATGGATTCAGGTCTTTGCGGACCTATGTTGTAGTGTTGGAAACGGGAGATTTACTCCGCAGCGCCCTCAACGATTACGACCTCAGCCTCGGTTTCCTTAGGCATGTCGGCATCTTCCTGCTTGGTGTCGGTGCTGTCCTCGGAAGTCTCGGCAGACTTCTCGGTCTCAGCGGACTCAACAGGAGCGGCAGGCTCGGCAGGAGTTTCAGCAGGTACAGCAGACTCAACCGGAGTCTCTGCGACATAGGTTTCGGCGTTGATGCTCTCGGCGCTCATTTCCTGCGCCGGAACCTCGACAACAGGCTCAGCCCCGGCTACGATAGGGTTTGCAGCCACCTTGGCACTTGCGGGCAGACGAGCGATGGACTCAGTCTTGGTCTCGCCGCAGCCAGTGCAAGTGTAGGTCTTGACACCCTCATGCTCAGTGGTAGGCTCGGTGGTAACGACACCGTTATCCCAAGTATGGTCTTTCTTGGGCGTGGTAGAGAGAACGGTGCTCACTTCACCGCAGACGGTGCAGTAGATTTCGGTGCGACCCTCTTCCTTGCAGGTAGGCTCAATGACACGCATCTCGGCATGGTGACCGGTGGAGTGTACAATGTTGTCCTTGTAGGAGAAGCTGTCATCTTCGTTGCACTTGTGCATCGTGTAGCCGTCCTCGGTGCAAGTCGGCGGGACAACGGTAACAGTGAAGGTGTACTTGGTGGGCAGGACCTTTTCGGTCATGGTCGCATCGCAGTTCTTGCAGTGCAGGGTCTTGACGCCGTACTCGTCATGCGTGGGCTGGGTAGTGATGACACCCTCATCCCAGATATGACCAGTACCACCATAGGAGTAGGTCATGGTATGGGAAGCATCGCGCTTGCAGTGCATCAGCATAGTGCCCGGCTCGGTGCAGGTAGCCTTTTTCAGGCATTCGGTGTGCTCGAAGTCCCAGTCGTGGCTGCCGATAGCGGGCATAGGAACGAGAATTTTGCTGTCGCAGCCATCATTGGTGCAGTACATCCAACGCTCGCCCTCAGTCTCGCAAGAGGGCTCCTTGACGATTTCACCGAGACCCGTGTACTCATGGACATGGACCTTGGCAATGCTCTCGGTCTTGGTCTTGTTGCAGACGGTGCAGGTATAGGTCTTGATGCCCGGCTCGGTGGCGGTAGGCTCCTTGGTGATAACGCCCTCGTCCCACTGATGCTCCTCATTGACGGGGATATCGCGGACATGTTGCTTATCGTTGCAGCGCTCACAGACCTTATCTACACTGCCAGCGTCCTTGCAGGTGGCGGGAGTAGTGACTTCCTTGTACTCATGACCCAGCGCAGGGACGATGTTGTCCTTGAAGGACTTGGTGGCATCTTCCACGCACTCGTGCATGGTATAGCCGTCCTCAGTGCAGGTAGGAGCGACCACGGTCTCGTTGTAGGTGTAACCCAGAGCCGGAATGCTCTCGGTGTAGGTATCACCGCAGTTGTGGCAGGTGAAGGTCTTGACACCGTTCTCGGTGTAGGTGGGCTCGGTGGTCACAACGCCGTCATCGTAATCGTGACCGGTTGCGGGGATGACCTCGGTGTAGGTATGGCTCTTGTCGTTCTGGCAAGTGAAGGTCTTGACGCCATCCTCGGTACAGGTAGCAGCCTTGGTGACAACGCCGTCATCGTAGTTATGACCCAGCGCGGCAATCTCCTCGGTCTTAGTCTCGGTGCAGCCATCGTTCAGGCACTTGTAGGTCTTCACACCGGAAGCCTCACAGGTAGCAGGCGTGGTGACAGTACCATCGTCCCACTTGTGACCCACAGCCGGGATGACCTCAGTCTTGGTCGCGCCATCACGAGAGCAGGTAAAGGTCTTCTCGCCATCCTCAGTGCAGGTAGCAACCTTGGTGACGACACCCTCGCCCCAATCATGGTCCAGAGCGTCCACGAAATCGCGGTTCTCGGTCAGCGTAGCGTCCTGGTCGCAGATGTAGACGGTGTAGCCCTGCTCAGTGCAGGTGGGAGCAACCGTATCACCCTTGTGCCAAGTCTTCTCCACCATCGGGATATCCTCGGTATAGGTATCACCGCAGGCAGAGCAGGTAAAGGTCTTGACGCCCTTCTCGTAGATGGTCGCTTCCTTGGTCACGACACCCTCATCATAGGTGTGCGGGGTCTTGTCGGTGAAATTGCCCTTGTAAGTAAGACCCGGAACCTCATTGCACTCATAGATGGTATAGCCCTCAGAAGTGCAGGTAGGAGCAACGACCTGTAGGATGTGGTAGGTCTTGTCCAGAGAAGGAATCTCCTCAGTACGGGTCTCACCGCAATCCTTGCACTTGAAGGTCTTGATGCCGGTCTCGGTGTAGGTGGCAGCTTTCGTCACGGTGCCGTTATCCCAGCTATGCCCCTTGGCGGCAACATAGTTGTCGTTGTAGTTCATACCGCCCCACTCGTTGCAGATATGCTCATCATAGCCCTGCGTGGTGCAGGTGGCGTCATGATGGCGCACGGTGAAGGTGTAGACGGGCTGAGACTTCTTCTCGGCAGGAGCGGCAGCGGGAGTCACAGCAGCAGGCTTCTGGGCAGGAGTCTTGGTGCCGGTGGTGGTTTTATGGGTGTTGTAGACGGGAGCCTTGGCGGGACCGTCCTTAGTAGAAACATTGTCGGGGTTCGTGTTCTGGCTGGCGGCGGGCTTCTCAGCCTTGTCGGAAGCGGCCTCAGACTCAGCGGTCTTGTTCTCGGTGTTGGCAGCATCGGAATTGGGCTTGCTCTCAGCCTTGCTCTCGGACGCCGCCGCGCTGGTATCTTCCTTCTCGGCAGTGTCAGGGGTTTCGGACTGTGCGGTGCTTGCGGAATCGCTCAGGCTGGTGGAAGGAGCAGAAGAGGCAGCATCCTGATTCTTCTTGCCCTTACATCCGGTAACAGAGATTGCGACTGTAGCAGCCATGGCAACTGCAAGCACATTCTTCATCATAGACTTTTTGCGCATGATTTTACTTCTCCTTTTTACTGTGTGGGGTGAGTCCCCACATCAACGAAACGATGTGAAGAGCGGAGGACTTCTGATATTTCGTTTTCCCTGTCGCTCTATATGCATTATACCACATTTTTCCTTGAAAGTGTACTGAGTAGAACCATGATTAACGTAATGTTCACAAATCGCAACAGAATCCGAGAGGCTCCTATCGGGGAAAAAACGATTCTGGTACGATAAAAAGAAGCGCAAATAAGTAAAAAGCAGCCGGGTACAGAGTGTATCCGACTGCTGATGGCGGATAGGGTAGGATTCGAACCCACGGACGCGGATGCATCTCTGGTTTTCAAGACCAGTTCCATAAACCACTCGGACACCTATCCAAGAATCAGAGAGTGTTAGCCGCAGAAATCTGCGTTGCCCGCCATCTACCGCGTGGAGGTCGCTCTCAAAAGATGGCTGACGAGACGAATTTGTCTCGCCCATGCCGCAGCCGTTTTCGCCACTCGGCATGATGTTTTCGGCTTGACGTAACCCTGTGTAAATGACCCTCAGGTGGGGGCGGTGCGGGCAGGATTATCGTCTTCGTGGTGTAGTTAAGGAGTACCGCACCAAATAAATGACCGTACTGCGCTTGTGTAACAGTACAATGCACGCCCAGAGACGATTTCCAAGATGGAGATGTGTCTGGTGGTGGAAGCAAAGGGATTCGAACCCTCGACCCCCTGCTTGCAAAGCAGGTGCTCTCCCAGCTGAGCTATGCCCCCATGATGGCGGGAAGGACCCGCCAGTAATTACGCGTAGTGAAGTTCGCCGTATTGTTTGACCTCGCGCTCCAGATGCAGCGGAATGGTCTTGGCGCTCTTTTGCGTGATATCCTCACGTGTCAAAAGGCGCTCATCGACGCCAGCTGCCTGCAGAACTTCGTACAGGTTCGAGGGGCCGGTGCCGTCGTAACCCGCAGTTAAGCCATTGACCTGCAAAGCGAAGCCGTGCAGATGCGGTGCCAGACCCGGTACAAAATCGAGTTCAACAACGACTTCGTTACTGTTCTCGTCCACGCGCTTAACCGAGAGAGCACGGATGTTCTGACTTCCGAAGGTCTCAATCAGCTTCTTAGCCGCCGCTGCGGTTTCAATCGTTGATGTGCCTTCGACGTTGATAATTGCCTGCTCCATCTGAATCATCTCCTTCCCACTTAGAGTTGTCATGCGCTATAGCAGATAACGCTCTGCCGTGCAGGGCTTTACGTTGCCCATTCGTGTTCGGTTCCGGCTACGACGACTTCCGTAAGGACTTAGCCAACCGTCAGCAAGTGCATGCCCCCGCTGACAGCTTCTTGGGCGGATTCTCAAAGAGCGCGTCACCCAATCGGACCGTGGAGCTTGATGGCAGACTCGAACTGCCGACCTGCGCGTTACGAATGCGCTGCTCTACCAACTGAGCTAACCAAGCACGGTAGGGTGTTTTATGCTGGTTATCACCCCTCAGCGAGGAAGCCAACCTCGCGTCCAGCACCATCCGGTAGCAACCCAGGAGGATTCTGCGCTGTATCCTCTCCGATGTTTTTCAGCACCATTCGCGACTGATGCCGAGACTTTCGGAGACCTTCAGGTGCAGCACCTGTTTGCCGATTGATTTTTTGGCTGTCCGTTGGCAATTCGGACAGCGGACCACATGTGGACCATGTTCGCCAATTTTAATGTCGTGGCGTACGGTGACGGCGACGGTGGAGCGGGCAGCGGGATTCGAACCCGCGTGACCAGCTTGGAAGGCTAGTGTATTAACCCCTATACGATGCCTGCATGAGAAAAAGCGGGTGAACCCTCTCTTAGCCCCGCCATGATGTCCGTTTAGTAGGTCGTCATCCCCGAAACATCATCTTTGTGCCTCTTAGCGATTCCGCGAATCTCTGCGTGGACGATACGAAAGAATCCGGAAAAGCATTTTAGACACTGGTCAACTTCAATTCAAGCCCTGCCGTTACTTCCCTGTCAATTCGGGTCAACGGATTGTTACGGGCTGTGTAAGACTGCGGCAAACTTACCAGATGCCGCGCAGCAGTCTCGCCTTTTTCGGCTATGTCGCGTCTGGCTGCGCCCCGGCTTAACGGGGATGCTCGTACGATGCATGCTTAGCGGGACGAGATTTGTTGTTTCTGCGCCGAAGCACAAGAGGAAGCACTCGCCCACACAGCTTCCTGACCGTTTAGGATACCGCTTGCACAGGGAATGCAATGCGGTTCCTGAAAGGACATTCGTCAGCGGCAATCATAGTCGCTGTCCACCACCCGCCGCGTGGAGGCTGTCCCATCGGGTGGCTGAGTGCGCCGAGGTATGGACGCACTCAGATAGGCGCTACCTATTATGGTGTTTTAAGGCGGGAGCTGCCCGCCATCAGGTAAATCAGTACATCGGTGTGACCCTTTCCTTGATTTTGACATTCGGACGCGGTAATTACTGCATCGGAGTGTCCTCCCTGTTTTATTTGACCTGCTAGAATCGCTTCCAACAGGTCATGGCTCTGGCAGGTGGAGTTGAACCACCTTTTCCCGTGCGCTGCGGGCGAATTAACCATGGTGCATTGCAACCTTCGTATTCGATACCAGAATATTTCGGTCATTTTACGTCCGACCGATTGACATGAATAGCCGGTTTAACGTCATGGCATGGACGATGGGTGCGGAGACAGGACTTGAACCTGCAACCGCCAGCGTATGGGGCTGGTAAGCTACCTTTGCTATACTCCGCGTGGCGGGTCGTACTGGGTTCGAACCAGTGACGCTCGGATTAACAGTCCGATGCTCTGCCGACTGAGCTAACGACCCAAGAGAAAAGACATTTGCCACGGGGAGCTCAATACCCGTGTTACCGCCGCTCGCCGCGAGGAGGCTGTCTTTATGAGCGGCAACTCTTATGGGATACCAGATACGATGTTTGCTGCCGCTCTACAACCAGCTGCAAGCAGATGTGTATGTAAGTGTGTGTAAAACTATGATGTTGTTTCGGAGCATATCTGGTATCTTCTAAGAGTTTACTATTATTCGTGAAGATGTTAGCCAAGCCAATGGAGGTTAAGCTTGTTGTCCGATGCCGACCGCGTGGAGGCCATCTTCCCGGCATCAGCTTCCGACAGGATTCGAACCTGCAACCTGCTGCTTACAAAACAGCTGCTCTGCCATCTGAGCTACAGAAGCATATTCGGGAGAAGTAACTCTCCCGAAAAATAGGTAAATTACCCTACTACCAATTATCTGCAATTCGCATATTTTGTCAACACAAAAGTGCCACATACAGTGTCCAGAACGGAAAATGCTGTGCATAAGCACAACATATAGTGCTTTCTGTATCTGTACTTGCATTATACCATATTTTGGTGTGAATGTGTATCAAATACAAGTATGATTTACAAAATGTTCAAACACTTTCCCGGGCTCGATGCGTTCCGGAAATCGCAGACTCTTGTTGCCGATGCGATGCATCCGGTGGTCGATGACATCAGAACGGCGCATCTGTTCCGCGTTCACGCAAAAGCCTGTACCGTAGTATTGCATGTAGTTACTTCGTTGCTCTCTATTTTCCGCAGCCCTTCCGAAAGGTCTTCGTTCATCGTGGACGAACACCGTATCCGAGCACAGAGCGAAATCGAGATAGTGCATTGCCGCCATGCGCTCAAAGACATATATCTGCCTGGTCTATGTGAAATAATAAAAGATATAGTCAGCTTCCTTGTACAGCCATCCCTTTGAGTGCTTGGCTATCGCTTTCTGGTATTTTCCAAACCGCAGCAGTTTGTCATCTTCCCCGATAGCAAAGCTATTCACCGCTGTTTCGAGGAATACATTCCCAGTTTTGTAGGTGTCAGCCTTGGCTTCCACCGTGAATGAAGAACCGTCCTTCCGGTATACAACGAAGTCAATGTCGTCTTCCTGATATTTTTTGTCTTCCCGAACATCCGAAAATCCTGCAATCCTGTCCTTGTGCGTTTCGCAATAGTAGTCGAGGTAGTGCATGGTTACAGATTCGCCAATCAGACCCACCTTCATCTGACCCGCCATGTTATAGGGAGTCTTGTTTTTCTGTCTGTACAAGGATATTACCTCACGATGTTACCGCAAAACGGGCACTTTGCGCCTTTCCGGCAAACGTCAGCAATCGAAGGCGTCCAGTCTTTTTCTTTGCCGTACCCGCATACGGGGCATACGAGCGGGATATTTTTGCAGCTGCCGGTCGTATACATGTCTGGGCCGAATTCATTGTCAGGGTGCCACAAAGCGGCAATTTGAGGGCATGCAACTGATACTACAGGTTTCCTTGCTGTTTTGGCGTAGTGGGCTCTCATGACCTTTCTCAGTGAGTTTCTGGCGCATTCTGGACATCCGGTATGTACTTCCCCGGACCCGCAGGCAAAAGCAATCATCGGATGCCATTCCCCGCTTGCGCCGTACCCGCAATCCTTGCAGACAAGGTATACATGCTTTGCGCTTCCGGAAGTCACTCGCGTGGGCGGGAACTCATTAAGTGTCGGATGCCACTGTGCAGCGATTTCGGGATGTACTGTAGCTACATCATTGACGCCTTCGACAAGGACTTTTCCGGAACACGCCGGGCATCCGCCGCCTGTTCGACAGGCACCGGCGATAGAGGGACGCCATTCGCCGTTCTTTCCGTATCCGCATTTCGGGCAGATAAGAGCGATTCTGCGATTGCTGCCGCAGGTGACTTCCTCCGGTGATACAGAATTGGCTGTTGGATGCCACATAGCAGCAACGCGGGGGCATTCCTCTGCTACCGTGCCACGATGCCTGCGATATCGCCACTCGAAATCCTTCACGGTACAACTACCCCCGCCCGTTTATGGATGTTTTCGGACTTTGCGATATTTACAGCTGTGCTGTAGGAGATACCATATATATCCGCAAGGTCACGCAGATTTTTGCCGGTATTCATCCGTGCAAATTCCGCAAATTCCCGGTTTCGGGCTTTTACATTATCCGTGATAGGAGAACGACTTTGCGTGGCTTTACGAGTTTCGGCTTCTGCCAGCGATTCAGAAAGCTTTCCGTAGTCATGCAGAATCTTATAGGTCTGACCCACGGCAATCTTATGGTCTTTAGCAATGTCGGAGACGCTTTTCCCGTTCTGGTATTCTACCGCAATCCCCTCGCAGACTCCTTCCGGCAGCTTCTTCTTCATTTTAGCGTTGCCGCGCAGGTTCTTGCGGTAGAGGGGATGATGTGCCCGGTATTTCTGGATAAGCCCCGCAATGAATCGCGGTGTGACATTGTACCGTACTGCGATATTCTCTACCTTGACACCCGCTTTGTAGTCTTTCAGGATATCGTTGTTCCGCGCTTCGACTTCCTCCTGGGTCTTGGTGTCTTCCAAGGCTTCGCGCTGCAACCCCAATACTTTCGGGCTGTGCTTGAATTCCGGGATGTTCATGGGCGGTTCAGGACCGAAACGGACAAGACCACCCGAAATCGGATGCCCCACTTCACGAAATACCTGATAGGTGGTGGATTCCGATAACCCATACTTGTCCATGATTTCTCCGACAGTCATGTACGGATTTGCCCTGACATCCGCAACGATTTCAGCATTGCGTTTGCGTTTTTTGAACTGTACAGCTGACCCGATATTCTCTTTGTGCGGGGTATAATCAGGGCTTCTGCGCAGGATATGATAGACCTGTTGTCCAGAGAGATTGTATTTCTCAGCGATTTCAAAGGTCCAGGCCCCGTTTTTGTAGTCTTGCGCAATCTCAATATTCCGCTGCTCCATGTCGGCTTTCGACAATCGTTTCTGATTGTTGGGTTTCCGATTCGGGCTTTTGCGGTCATTGCGGCGCACAGCATCAAAACCCTCTAACACTTCAAGAGATTTCTTAACATTCGTGCAGCCGATACCGTATTTCTCAGCCAATTCCGCGATGTGCATACCGGCGACATAATCGTTCAGCATTGCCTTATCGCGGTTCAGCTTTGCTTCTCCGGTCAAACTTTTCCGATGCATGGTGTATCCTCCTGATTTGCTACCCAGTCGATGATATGGTCGATGCAAAGATTCGTGATTTTGCTTGCGGTATAATACTGTGAAGTGTCATTGAGCAGCGATTCAATTTCCGTTTCGGATGCCGAATACCCTACTGATGCAAAGAACAGCCTTGCGAGGGTACGCGCATCGTCCCGGCACAGAGGTCTTACCGTATGCCCAAAGGTGAAACGCCGGAACAGAGCATCGTCCAGAGTATCGGGACGGTTCGTGGTCCCGATAAGGATGGTGTCGTTGCCGAGTCTGTCAAGTTCCTGCATCAGGGCAATCGTCACACGGTTCATTTCCGCAACATCGTCCTTGCCGCCGCGCCGTGTCCCGATAGCGTCAATCTCATCGAGGCAGAGCACGCACGGACTTTTTCTCGCATAGTCGAATACCATACCGATATTCTTCTGTGTTTTGCCCAGAGCGGAATTCACCAGACCGGAGAAATTCGTGTACACGAAAGGAAGGTTCGTCGTATAAGCGATATACCGCGCCAACTCAGTCTTTCCGGTTCCCGGCTCGCCCATGAGTAAAAGAGAACTCGTATAGTGAATCCCCATCTCCTGCAACCGCAGCGCAGCACGGCGCGTCTTGTACATCTTCTCTATGACCGCCTTCTCATCGTCTCGGATGAGGAATCGGTCTTCTCGGAAAGTGCTCGAATCCTCCGCTACCAAAAGCCCTTGCAGGTTATACGGCAGTTCGATGAGTGTAGGACTTTTACTTGCCAGAGTTCGCAGACAGGTTTCCTTGAATGCCTTGTCCTTGGCAGTTGTAAGCCCCTCTAACACGATTTTTGCCTGCTGCTGAGATTTCCGAATATCCCCTTCCACTACATACCGAAGCAATGCCCGTTCATTCTCGTTCACTTAATTTCCCTCCCTCATAAAAAGAAAAGCCCTCTGTAACATTCTGCAGAGGACTCAATCTCTTTTACATTTCTGCTTACGGACGCGCCGAATAATACTGTAAATACCCGGCAAGGAATAATGGTATGCCTTAGCGAGGTCTTTGGCGTCGATGCCGTTTTGGTATTTCTCGAAGATTTCATCGTTGCGTTTTTGCTGACGGCGGGTGATGCGACGGTGACTGAGTTCTTTGTTGCTGATTCCGGCCTGAACAGCAATGGCACTGCAATACCCAATGGAAACACCGTACTTTTCAGCAATGTCACGGACAGCTGTATTCTTCTGATACTCCGCCACGATTTTATCGACCAGATTGGCATGGTCCTGTTCTTCCGCAATGCGCTGCGCCTGTTGTTCTTCATCGAGAGCACGATAGCAGGTCCTGACGCAAAGCCCGTATTTCTCGGACAGCTGCTCAAACGATAGCCCGTCCTCATAGTCTTTGACAATCTTCCTGTTTCGCTCGATGATTTCGCTGCGGGTTGCTTTCCTTTTCCCCATACTGGTTCACCCCTTAGGCTTTGCTGCCTTCTTTTTGCGTCCCTTGCCGCGATAGATACCGGCCTCATGAAGATACTTGAATCCGGAAGAGGGACTGATACCGTATTCCCGAGCAAGGTTTTCGACCGGCGTGTTGGGGTTCTTCTTCGCGTAGTCCACAAACCCCTGTTTGAAATCTTTAATGCGGCGCAAAGTAGAGGTCTCGATTTTCGTGTCGAGGTGCCGGTGGTAGGAGTCCCCGCCTTCTTTCAGAATACGAAAAATCGTGGCGCGGTTAAGGTTAAAAGTTTTTGCCAGTTCTTCGGCTGAAATGCCTTCCTGATACTGGTTGCGAATCTCGTCGTTGCGGTTGTCCTTCCACTCCGTAAAAGTCACTTTCCGCCGCTTCTCCATCTCAGCCTGTGCGATATGGTAGACGGTTTGTGGGCTGAGTCCGTGCTCCTGCGCGAGGTCCGTGACCTTTGCGCCATTTTGCAGTGCATCGGTAATTTTTCGATTGCGTTCCAGCAACTTTTTATGCGTCATAAAAACCTCCCAAAATAAAAGAAGCAAGCTCCCGAAAGAACTTGCTTCTTATAATCTGTGTTCACTTTTTTCGCGTGATGCGGGCAAAAAACTCACCCACTGATTCACTTTACAGTTTTCATTTTACCCAATTCGCACGAATGTGCAACAACTTTTTGTGAATTCAGGTCCACTGTATGTACGGGATATCGGAAAGCATCATAAGGCAGGTCTCAAACTCGTCTTCGATGTATCGGGTGATGGCATCGAATCTCTGCATCAGTGGCAGTTCCGCGAAAGATGTGCCGGTTTCCTTGCGGCATTTCCCCTCTGCGCTCGTATATATCACATTCAGCATGACATTCAAGGCGAGAAGAATATCTTCATCCTTGCCCTGAACCGTGAAGTAGAAGTAGTGCTCCGACTCACCGTCTGTAACGCCGATTCGGTTGTCGTATTTTCCGTAACTCGCCAAATCACCAAACACACTGATTGCAATATATCGCAACTTATCCTCAATAGGAACAGTCCCCCATAAAGGATAATGTTCATCCGGCTGAAAATCTGCCTTACCGCCGTTATACTCCCATTCAACAAAATCACGGACGGAGAGTTTCTGACCGCCCGGAATGATTATTTCTAGCTGTTCCAAAGTGTTCTCACCTCTTTGCGTTGTCTCGTCATTTTCTATTGTATCCGGTTCGCACGATTATGCAACATTGAGAGAGAAATTACCGGACACAGGAATCTGACGATAAACAAAGAAAAGCCGCCTCCAAGACGGAGACGGCTCGATGGTATTACATTCCGATTCTCTCAAGATACGGGATAGCGGCACGCATTCTTTCGCACTCCCAACTCCTGCGGGGGTTGCGTTCGTGCTTCTTGATGAACTTCTTCATCTCGGCGGAGGTTTCGGCACCCAGTCCGGTGGCGGCTAAGATTTCCCTTGCACCGTCACACTTCATGGCTTTCAGGGTATCCGACTCAATTTCGCGTCCGCCCTCAAACGGCTGCATAAATTTGAGTCTGCAGAACGGGAGGTAGCCTTCCGGTGCATTATCGCCGATATTCCAAATGATATAGCCGAGAGGCGGTTCCGTTACGACTTCGTAGGTATCGCATACGCCAAGCGCAGTATGAACGATTTTCATGATGGTACTCCTTATTTTTATGGCGGTCTTTAGACCGATTGTGATGATTACAGGTTCAGCGAGATGTTGCGGGCACTGGGCTCGTATTTCTTAGTCTCTACCCCGGTAATCTTGAACATGTGTCGTGCAGCGACATTGTTGTTCGCATCCCGGTACTTGTCATCGAGATACACGATACGCTTTATACCGCTCTGAATGATTGCTTTCGCACACTCGTTGCACGGGAAAAGCGTGACATACATCGTGGACCCGTGCAGGTCTTTCCCGGCGTTGAGGATAGCGTTCAACTCCGAGTGACAGACATACATGTACTTGGTTTCGAGTTCGTTTCCTTCCCTGCCCCAAGGCATGATTTCACAGCCATAGGAAACAACGGATTGCAAAAATTTTATCGGAACAAGATTCTCGCTGACCGAGGCACCGTTGTCTTTTACATATTGATTTATTTTTTCGCGCTCCTCTTCACCTGCGGACTCAACATTGATGAAAACCTCTTTTGTGGTCGGTTTATAGAAGAAAAAATTGCTGCAAGAAATCTTGACAGTGATGCCCTCACCGTTGCCGTTGCCGTTTCCGATTACGATAGTTATATTTTTTCTTGCGTCAAGCGTCCGTGCGCAGTATACAGACACGCTTTTTGCAATGCGTTGTGACTCATTATCATCGAAAACAAACGCAGGGCTCATTTTATCAGCCATTCTTGCCGCTGCAACTCTTTTGGGAAACTCATTTGCTCGTCTGCTATACCAGGCTCCCTGAAGCGTCAAACTTCTTAGCACATAATCCTTGAGCGTTTCCATCGCACCTCCAAGATAACCATCCTCGTCAATGATGTAATTCACAATGCTCTTATAATTGATATTACGCACAATACTTTGCGCGTTTAGAAGAAGAAAGTTATAGTGAACCGGTCTGCCTTCGAGCATGGTATAAATAGCATATTGTTCCGCCCGCTCATTCGTTTCCTTGCCATCGCTTAAGGCATGACAGAAGCTTAATTCTTCAATGATTTTCTTGCAGTATGCCTGCTCGAATTGCTGCTGATAATCTATCAACTCTGCTTTAAGCTTTGGACACACGCTGATGAGATAATTGGGTAAACTCCAAAACCGAGTAGAGTCAATGCTGTAACCGGCTTTTTTGAAATTGTTCGAGTAATCACTGGGAAGCGGTGTGTTGTAACCGTTTTTCCACGCTTCCCACCGAAATTCCTGCATATATATCTCGTTAACTCTACTGTTGACCGGCACCTGAAAAATCTTGATATATACCCCACTTTCGCAATTTCGAGGGCAGAAAATGGGGTTTTCATCTACAATAAAGCCTTCGAGAAAAGCTTCGTTTGGATTGTGGAAATATTGATAAATACATTCTTTGTTCAAGTATTTCACGTTTTTTATCGCTGCCATAATTCATCCTCCGTTTTCAACATTCGCACCAATTTTCTTGGCAATGATTTCAGCCATGCGTTTCGCATTGCTTTCATCAGTCACAGACCATTTCAATCTACTAAGTAGCCATTTTTAGCGTATTGTTTAAACGCATCATCCAACTGCATATTGAAACGCTCGCCGATGTCAGCGTCCTTGAATTTACGGATTTTGGCGAGAGCCTTGGCGTAATTGATGTCATGCCTCTCTCCGTAGTGCCACAAAGCGGGATGACTTCCATGCCAATCCATAGAGCCGTTGTTGAAAGCTAAACAATCGTGCAAAGGAAAATCACGCGTATTATGCACAATATTAAAGCAGCTTAAATAACTGGTGCCATAGGAAAAGCCGGTCGAATTGCGCATCCCAAAACCACAACCACTCACTGGCACATAACACTTAACTGAGGTGTAGCCTCGTTCTCCGTCTTGGTTCCAAGTTTCGATGGTAATAAGTACACCGGAATTTAGATTCGCCCATACATCAAAGATATTGTCTTTGTCAATGTCTTCTTTGTATTCATGTGCAAAACCGAGCTCCTGTAAAATACGAGTCAGTTCCTCATACGGAACAGCCTCTACTTCACCAGTTTTTTCGTTGTATTCCATGTAGAAGTCATAAGAAACATTCTTCATCGTGGCGAGAATGCAGTTTTCTCTGTTTTCAAAGGAAACCACTTTGCCATATCCTACATGAAGGCTCTTCCAATTTTTGATGATAATAATCTTCCCGTACTCGTTATGGGAAATGAGCTTACCATTCTTTTTGGACCTCCGGATACGGTAGACATTATCTGAGCTGATTCCGCTCAGGTCAATAGTATCGTTCATATTCATGAATCTTACCGCACTTCACTTGTTTTGTTCTTGGCGGTCGTTCCGGCCAGAAAATAGGTCTTGTCATTGCAAATTTCAAACATATCATTACGCTCCTTTTTGTGTTGGACGCAAAAAGGGCGGGCCTCTCAAAATTGAGAAGTCCGCCCTTTAAGCGAAATTGTGAATGTACGAAAGGCAGAAAGCCTTTTCGATTTGGAATGGTATCTATCGTACAATACCCATTCTATTCGGTTCGCACATTTTGGCAAGAAAAAAGTCGCTGCCCATTTGTGTAGGCAGCGACTGATTTACTTGCTATCGTTTTAGTACCTTATCGGCGTTTGCCGTTTTCGAGTCAGCCAGGGCGCGTTCCTGAACCCGGTTCGTCCAGAGCGGGACATCCCGTGTACTACTCAAATAGGCTTATATGGATTGGATGCTGATTGGATACTTATGGTTTGCAATATCCGCAAGGCGTATATCCCAACTCGATAAGTTCCTCTCTTGTGCCGGTATACTCCTCCCTGTTTGCATCGCTTATCTGAGATGCAGAAGAGCAATCAGGGCGGTGGAACTTGAGAGAATTCGTGTTCAGGATATAGGTCTCAGCTACCGTGTCAGGTTGCTGCGATTCTTCCACCTCGGCGCTAGAGGTTTCGATGTCCTTATGGTATTCCCCATACGAGAAGGTGACTTCCGAACCGTCAGAGGTGCAGTAAATATCACCGAGTTCGTCCGTTCTGAACACCTCTACTCCCGCGCTGCCCAGCTTTGCGAGGGTTTCGCTGTGCGGATGGCCGTAGCTATTGTCCTTGCCACAGGATATGACGGCATAAGTAGGGTTCACGGCATCCAAGAACGCCTGAGAGGTGGAGGTGCTGGACCCGTGATGTCCGACCTTTAAGACGGTGGATTCGATGTCTTGGCCGGATTCGAGTATCTTCTCTTCCGTTTCCTGTTCGGCGTCGCCTGTGAACAGGAAGGATGTATCGCCGTAGACAATGCGAATTACGATGGAAGTATTATTCGTGTCCTCAGGCACGGAATTGACAGCCACAACGGTGACGGTGGCTTCCCCTAGGGTGAATGTATCCCCCACTGCCGGAACTGTTATACCGCCGCCTTTCTCGTCCGCACGAGCCTTAAAGTTCCGGAATGCTTTGCTGTCATACTCTGTTACGGGACAAAAGGTGACATCGGCTGTGTCAGCCTCGAAGGCACCTGAAAGACCTCCGATGTGGTCTTCGTGGGCGTGTGTTCCTACGACATAGTCTAAGTGTCCCTCTGTCTCACGCTGTAATACAGAATATACAAGGTTCGAGTCATCGGCATTGCCGCCATCAATGAGCATTGAGTGCCCATCACATATAACGAGGGCGGAATCTGCCTGCCCGACATCGATAAAATGGATGGTAAAGCTGCCGCCTTCCGATACGCCAGCCGTCTCCTGACCGCTTTGTGCGGTAGTTTCTGAGACGCCCCCGGATACAGGAAGGCTTCCCGGAGATTCCGGTGTCTGACCGCAGCCTGTGAATGTCAGTGTGAAGAACGCAGCAATTACCGCTGCAGTTCTCCGAAGAAATTCGTGTTTGGTTTGCATGGGTTTTGTTCTCCTTTCAAGTGAATCACCCCGCCTAAAGTACGTCGCTCCGCTCCGTCCATATAGACGGGGCTTCCGAGTAAAACGCAGCTAAAGGGTAAGGGCTCAAAGCTATTCACAAGCTCTATCCCAGAGGGATTACATTTTGCCTTTTGCTTTCAAGCGTTTGGTTTTCGACTTGCTGATGGTTTTTGGTTCGGCAAGCTGTTTCTTATGGTTATTTTTTGCGTTCTCTAAATCCGGGTGTCGGATGACAATTACATTACCGAAATCCGGTTGATGAGATGCAAAAGCATCCGGAAACTCTTTCCGCAGGATATTGGCACTTCCGTTCAAGTCGGCATTGATGACAGTTCCATCGGCAGCTTTATACAAACCGCGCTTAATACGCTTACCGCTGAATTTGTGGTTCTCGTCCTCTTTGCCATAAGTAGGAATGACATCATTATCCAAAAAGGAAGCTTTTGATGTGTAGGATTCCTCGCGGTTAATGACTCGAATACCACATCGTTGGGCGCGATAGGTGATGTTTAGAATCAACTTATACAACGGAAGCTGGACAAAGGTCTGATTGTTCTTTTTGCCCATATTCGCATTTTGCTTCCATCTGGTATTGTGACCGATGACAATGGTGTCAACATTGTTATCGTAGCACCAGGCAACAATACTGCTTCCGATTTTGTTGATTGTGTCTTCAATGCGATTATTGCGCCAAATGCATAAGCCATGCGCTTCTTTCGTCATTACAAACTTTTTGTCAGTGCCTTTTGTTTGCTCAGACTGAATTGCAGCCATTTTCTTATTGTATAGCTGGTTGATGGATTTCAAAACACCGCCCTTGAACAAGAGACAAGGTAAGCCTAAGTTGTTCGTAATAGCTGCAGTGTTATCTACACCAAGGTCAATACCAACCATACGGTGCGGAGGTCTTGTTACAGGATTTTCTTTTCCATTGTCAAAAACGAGCGATACAATATAGTTGCCGTGATTCGGTTTCACGGTAATTTGCATTAAGCGACCGCGAATCGGCATATCGGCAATATAAAGCCGTTTCTTGATACCTGGGAACTTGATTTCATGGAAGCCAGGTTTGTTCTTTATATCGTAGATTAAACACTCCTGATTTGAAAATACTGCTGTATGCTTGCCACCTTTTTCACCGTATCTTGGTAATTTTACCTTCCCGGTAAAAGCAGCATGGTCTTTTTTATGTTTGCGTATACCCACGTAAAAACCCTTCATGTTTTTGACGACTTCTTTTAAAACTTGCTGTGCGGTATGTTTTGGCAATCCGACAGCAAAGTAATCCGGGTTTTTTGTAACCTTTAGCAACGCATCCAGAAAGTTATAATTCAGAAATTGCTTTCCCTTAACAGGCATTTTGTACCTATTGCCCATTTTGGGAAGCGCAAATGCAATTTCGTTGTATACCTCCAATTCATTTGCGGTGAGCTTATCGAAGGGTTTTTCTACCATAGTGAGAACTTGTCGCGTACGATACAATGCAGCATTCCGCAAATTGTTGCAAAGTGCAGCGATAGTATCGAAATAAGGATAAAATTCAGAACTCGGTTTCACACAAATTTGAGTGGCACTGTGCATTTGTTTCCCCTCCTTTCGGTGAGAGTAGGGCTTTTGCCCTCTACTATCAATTATCGGTGGTTCGCACGTTTAGGCAAGTATAAAATCCCAAAAACATCCCTTGAAAGCGGCATTCATCCCCGCCTAAGCCTTGAGGCTATAGACGGGGTGTTCCGCCTTCAATTTTTTATAAAAAAAGCGGACCCATCCCCCGAAAGGGATAAGTCCGCTAAAAACGAAATTGTGAATTGTAAGATATCTGGTATCTATCGTACAATTCTATTTTACCGGTATCGCAAGAACATGCAATACTCAAACCGTATCCGAAACCTCATGGCACAGCATCCTGTCCGCATAAATACAGCAAAGAACCAAGCCAAGGCTCGCAACGCAGCCGAACGCGACATGTTTCGGGGAAAGAAGGAGCCATTCGATGTCGTTCATTACTTTCACCCAAAACAAAACGCCCATCATAGCAATGATGAGCGGAATAAAGACAGTTCCTGTGTAATGCAGGAATTTTCGGATTTTTCTTTTTTGCATCCTAAAACTACATCTCCAATCATGCTTGCAAAACAGCCTGAACCACATATCTCTGATTCGTTGGGCTGTAATACCCAAACGGATAGCAGGTATACATGATAAGTTTATCGATTCCGTCTGTGAAATTAACGAGGACAGTGCCGTCATCCGCAATCACAGTGCTCGCGTCCGAGGACACATAGCCTGGTTTTGCCAGGGTGACGGAATACACATACTCGCCGTAATCGGTGTCCACAACAAAGTTATCCCCTATGCTGACATATTGCAGCAGAGAAAACACGCTGTCATTATGAGAGCAAAGCAGATGCCCTCCGGTCACGCCGACTTGGTAAGAACCCGGATACTGATATACCCCGCCGCGTTGATTCAAAAGACTCTGGTCATCGCCCCAGATAAGAGAAGCGTTCAGACCAATCGCGTCACAGGTAATCGTGCCGTAGGCTTGACCCCATGCTGCAGGGGCAACATCACCCCAGACAGACGTCGCTGCCGCAGGTTCGGGAGTCGGCGCAGGCGTCGGTTCGGGAGTCGGACCCGGGGAAGGTTCTGGTTGCGGTGTAGGAGACGGTTCAAAAGGCGCAGACGGTTCCGGGCTCGGTTCCGGTACGCCGGATAAGTCCGGGATTTTCTGCGCTTTTTCTGCTGTTTCTTGCGTCGCAGATTCAGAGGTGCTGAGAGAGGATTCAGATTGTGCTGATTCGGCAGGCAGAGGTTCCGCTTGCCATGTACAGGCTGCAACACTGGTCAGCACAGCCAATGTTGCAACGAGTATCAGTGCTTTGGTTCGCCGCATTTGAGTTTGTCCTTTCTTAAACAAAAAAATATATAAAAAAGCTGCCCTCAGTTCTTGTCGAACCGGGGCAGCCTTTTAGCAACGGACAGAATCAGCCATTTTTGTGTTTTTTCCGAGAGAATGTGCGACTTACATTCCTTCGCCTTTCGGATTCCGCAGGTACTCATGCCGTCATAATAGAGCAGGACACCAATATCTTCTGGTATCTCTCCTTTGACCTTCTTATATAACTCTGTGGGCATCGCATAATAGTTGCAGTGCCCGATGAAATTGTGCCCGTGTGCCGAGTGAAAATCGCTCACAGAAATCTTGATTTCCACACAAGTGATGACGGCATCGAGCGTATACAGATGATTCGTCTTGTGGAAGTGGCACCATCGCTCGGAACAGTGCTCCCTGCAAGAATCTATCGACGAAATATCCTTGACGCAGGTTGCCTCTTTTGCTTTTTGCTGAATCGCGGCAAGCGAAGCACCCGTATCCGTTTCGATAAGCGAGGCCAGTTTGCAGGTCCCATATTTAGTTTCGGAGGTAAAGCATTCCTGAACCCTGACGAAATCGACCAATCCGGATTTGACAGACCCGCATTCTACCGGCACTTCTAAGGCATCGAACCCTTGACGAAACGAATCCACCCGATACCCGCCGTAGCTGGAAGGATGCCACGCATGAAGCGCGGCCTCAATATCGCGGGTCAGCTGAGTTTTCGCCATCAGGTATCACCGGAAAATCTGCTGACCAATCTCGACCATCTTACGGCGTTTGCGGTGCAGCGAAACAAGCTGGTACACAACGACGGCAAATGCCGCAGCGGCAAGAAATTTCAGAATCTTTTTCATGGTAGTTCTCCTTAGTTTGTTCGTGGTTTAGCGCTTTATTATTGCTCCGCAGTATATTGCCGTAGCATGAGTTCCTGTACCGTCATGACTGTGAAACCTTCCTTTGCCGCCTCATTGAGGGCTTCGTAGTAGTCATCCACATACAAAACCTGCGCAGCATTCAGACCGGCAGCTTGGGCCAGGAGCTTCATGACGGAGGTCTTCCGTTCCGGGGTAGCAGTTCCGATGACATCGAGGAACTGTCCCGGATAGTGCATTTCAAGCCACTGCTTTTTATACGGCAGGGTCATACTGTCCTGCACGCGAGTAATGCAGTATTTCGGGATACCGTCGCAGCTTTCGAGGAAATGCTGGACAAGCGTATTCGCTTCCCCAATCTCATCGAATACCTTGTACCCGCCCCGGTTCTCAGCCTCATACCGCAGCAGCCGTGCCCTGTGTGCGTCGGCAGTCGCGTCGAGTTTCTGTTCACGATAATGGACGAGCAGAGTATCGTCGAAATCGAAGAACATCATACGAATTTTTGAGAAATTCATGGGTCTCACCTTCCTTCAGTTTCTCGCCGATGCAATTTCATGCCGAACAACATCAGCTTCGGTGTAAAACTCATCGCTGTAGTCGTCCTCATTCGTCTCCTGACAGACCTTGTGCCGGTGCGGCGCGGAACCTTCCTGCTCGATGAAAATACGCCAGACGCCAGAGGAGAAGCAGACAAAAAGCACCGTGCCGTCATCCAAATAGAGCCTGACACCGGCGACATCGAAACACCCGATTTCGTCCTCGAAGTATCGAGAATTTTCGATACAAACGATATCATCGCTATAGCCGTAAATCTTGACCATTCTGTTACTGCCCCCTTACTTGATTATAAAATCCTTTGTGGCATCCTCTGCCTCACTGTACCGGCTCACATTGCGCCTTGCAGCCTGCAAGAGAACATCACACTCGGCATCGAGTGCCGCCTGCATCGAAGTCTGCTGTACCTGCTTGGCACGGGATGTGTGAGCGTTCTTGTACTGCGGATACTCTGCGACGATTTTATCCATCAAAGCCCAGCGCTCTTTGTCGGAAAGTGCGTTCAGGTTGATGTTATCGCGGCGCAGCCGTTCAATCGCATAGTCTAAATACGCGAATTCTTCTGCAGACGGGATGGCTTCGATATAGTCCTGTATCGTGGCGGAAGGTCCGTTATAGGTCGCCATCGCTTCGTTGTACAGCGTTTCTGCAACCTCTGACCCGTACCACTTATCCGGCTCATAGCCATGGTTCCGGTACACTTCCGCCACCCATAAAGGGAATGCTTCGCTGTAGGTCATATAGTCCCTCCTTCTCAAAAATCACCGAACGAGAGCTGACGGCTCTGCGAGACCGGGATATTGGTTTTGGGCTTTGACGAGTGCTTAACTTCACCGTACTTGGTGAGATTCCGGCATTTATATCCGTAGCCCTTCTGTGCGGCAGAAATCGACTTGTATCCGTATCCGCTTGCATCGTCCAGCACCTGGTCTTTGTCGTTCAGATTGACGACAATATACCGCACATCGTTGGGCTTAGAGAGCCGGGACGAACGAATAACGGTATAGGGGATGCGCTTATCGAATTGAGGCTTTTCTTCTTCCGGGTCCGGTTCGGGTTTCGCTACCCTCTCCTCTTCCGGCATTTCAAGCTGGACATCGACCCCTGCTTTAACGAGAGATTCGAGCGTGGAGGCAAGGGTCTCATACCGCGTATTTTCCACGGTATTCGTATCCTGCTTCTTCCGCTCCTTCCAGACCTTCAACAGCTGACGTTCGCTGAAATTGATGATAAGACCACGGTCTTTGAGCATCTTACGAACAACATAGGTGGAAAGAGAAGCGTAGTTCGCATATTCGCCGATATGGTGCTTGATATCCACCTCGGTCTTGGACATAGCTGCTTCGAAATCCCTGTGATTGTCGAGCCAATCCTCAATAACGCTGAGCAGTTCCTTCTTGGACATGGATTCCTCTGCCAGCTGCTTGTTTTTCCGGACATAATCCTCACAGGCAGCGAGAATCGAATCGTAGCCGTTCATGGCGCTGTTATCGATGATTTGACGGTTTGCAGCATCCACAATGATATACTGCTCACCACGGCGGATGATAGAGATACCTTCGTCAGCCGTCTTCTTCTCTTCCTTGACATTGCCGCCAACATCGAATTCCGGCAGCGAATCATCGGTCATGATTTGCTCGATGATGGTATCGAGGTCCTGCGTATAGTCCTTGGAAATCGTATAGCTTTCTGCCTTGGCAAAGACCTGCTTCGTGATACAGGTGATTACCGCGTCCAGGAACTTGTCATGGTCTGGAATCTCGATTTCATACATCATGTTATCGCGGATATTCCAGACAACACCCTGCTTTAACCCGGTAGCCAGCATATAGCAGGCACATTGCAGGAAATGCTTGTGCGCGAGCGAAGACACGAATTTCAGCAGATAGACCTTGTTGTCCTTCACGACATCCGCCATGCCGCTGATAACGAGTTTCTTCTTCGCCTTGGTATCTACCATGGCAGTCAACTCACAGCGTTCCTGTACGGACTCATCGGGAGTGAACACCATAGACAGGCGCTTGTTCAGGTCGGTTTCCTGCGCTCTCGTAATAAAGGGCAACTCAACCTGCTTCACATACCGGTCCTGACTCGTCATCAGCATCGTCAGGAACAGGACCTTCTCCTCCACGGATTTCCAGCTGGAAGGCAGCGCTACCTTCTTGTCGTTATGCAGGTACATATAGAAGGCAATCGCGCTGTCGATATCGTAGTAGTCAAAGAAGTTCGCCTGCTGGTAGATGCCGATGCAGGGAGCCAAGTCAATCATCGCATCCGAATGCTTGATTTCGATTTCATGTACATCTTTATGGAAGACCGGCGTCGTATTGATAAGCTGGTAGCAGTGCTCTACATCCTCATCAAACTTGAAATCGAACATTTCAGAGATATCGAACTTTGTATTGAACTCCTGATTCATCTTGACGGGAGTCATCAGGGTTTTATCGCTGACCAGCCCAAATCTGTCCTCTTTTTTCGGAGGCTCTACAAAGATGACCTCATCCTTACCGCGACTCGCCGCAACGCAGAAAAGGTTTCTCAGAATCTCATACCGCGCCATAGGCTGAAATACACGAGAGCACCAGTAGGATTCCGTGAAATCAAAGACAACGCAGATGGGGCGTTCCATGCCTTTACTGCCGTCAAAGGTCGTAAAGATACCAACGTCTGCGCCGGGTGCTACATGCTTTTCGCCGTCTGGTTCCTTGATGCTGGCATATACATGGTTCTTGTCATAGAGGTTGCCGGGTCTTGCTTCCAGTTCATTCAGAACCTTTACCATAGACCCCGTTCTGGCACCGAGACACAGGACATCCTTCGGGTTCTTGGTATCCAGATAGTCTACCACCTGCTCGCGGGACATGGTCGATACCTTACAGTTCTTGTTCACACCGTTGATATCCTTGCCCCAGATGTTTCCGAGCCGCTGTGCAAGGTCATGAGACAGGCGGAAACATTGCGTGAAATTGACCTGCGTGTGCTTGCCTAAGAACTTATGGATGAACGACCAGATATCCAGCGAGGTCTGGTCATAGATTTTTTGCTTCATGTCCCCAACTGCGATGATTTGAAGACCGGGGTTCGATTCCTTGATGTATTCGAGCATCTTCGAGATTTCCTCGTTGATGTCCTGATACTCGTCGATGATAAGCACATCAAAGTGCCCGACAGGAACGCGCTTCCTCAAGACCATCCCAATCTGCTCGCCCTGTCCGACATTCTTGATGCCACGCCGGTACAGAATTTTCGAGGCAAATCCATGATAGTTCTGGACCGTGACATTATCGTTTAGAATCTTTTCCTGTGCATCGAGTTTCAAAAGCCGGTTATAGGTCAGATACAGAATTTCCTTAGAGGAATCAAACTCGTTGCACAAAACATTGATTGTGGACGTCTTACCGCTTCCGATACAGGCATCGCACAACACATTTTTACCGTCAAGCGCCAGCCGTACAAGGTCCTGCTGTTCGCTGGACAAGTCTTTGAGCGTCATTGTAATCCCTCCGAATACTAGAATGGCAGGCAACAAAAAGACCCTGACAGCCACTAAACAGCCGCCAGGGTACAGTTTTTAATCTATAATTTAGATTGTATGCAGTTCGCACAAATGTGCAAGGGGCTGTTGATAAAAATCGCTGTTTGTATATTTTATTTCATCTTCTGACCGTCAGCAGAAAGGGGTTAGATGAGCATGGGTGATGTAGTGTCCCTATACCAACTCGATAGATTCCGCCTCGATACGATGCCATTTATCGGTGCTTGCATCGTATTCCAGCACATCTTTTCCGACCATTTCCCCATTTTCGATATACTCTAAAATGTGTCGGACCCGCATCGGCGGATTATCGTTTTTCGCGTGCCACAACGCTATATCCTTGTTGTCGATGACGAACGCAGGCTTGTAGCTTACAAATGGGCTACCGAGAGGCTGTGCTTGCCGACTTGCCTCGTAATATGATTTCACATAGCCATCACGGGATGTGCTGCGAATAGCACGAGCGCCTTCTTTGTCGCCTTTCTCGTCCAAGGTTTGTGCAATTTCGTCCACACACCGGTAAAAATGCGTAGAATCCTGACTGTTTTTGGCAAAAATCAGTTTTCTGATTAACCGCACTGCGTCTTGCTGCGTCACAAACCGCTCCTCTCACTTCTCAGTCGAAACCAAGAAGATTTTCTTGGAGAAAGTCCCCTTCTCTGCTGCCTTCTGGCTTCTGACCTGTTCTACTTTCCTCTTGGAAACAGCGCAAGTCTTGCCCATAGCGTACAGGACCTCCATCACATCCGCTATCTCCTCCGCGCAATCCATGGCGCTCCGCTCCTTGGCAGTGTAGGCTTCCAGCAGTTCAGCGACCTCTTCCTGCAGTTTGTTTGCCAGAGCGTCTTCGTACTCCTTATCTGTCAGCTTGCGCGTAACACAGGTCTCCCCGTTCTTCTCAATGATTGCCGGGATATTATCCCGAACCAGTTTCTGGTACATCATGGTTTTACGCTCCTTCCAATTTACAGTGCCGCAGCGGTATCCACACCGGGGTCCTTCTGCCGGTTTTCCCGTGAGTACCCTGCTGGCGGACGGTGGGCGGCAAGCAGTGCCGGTGCTTTGCGGTTCTGCAGGATTCCGGGCAAAAAGAAAACGAGAACTGCGCCATTAGCGGAGTCCTCGCAAAAGATAATTCTTTTTGATTACATCGTTAGTATACCCCGAGCCGCACGGATGTGCAAGAGGTCATTTGCGATTCTTTTGGGCAGGTTTCTGGCATCCTAAGCGCATCGCCTTGCAGTAGATGGCAGTGCTTGTTCTGTTCAGAGTTTTCTGCAGAGATTCGCTCGCGCCTTCTTCGGGAAAGCGTTCCCGGAGCACCTTTTCCTCATCAGCCGTCCACATCGAGCGTTTCTGGTACACAAGGCCCATGATGCTCGTATGGTTCAAGACAGAAGCGCGGCTGCGGTTGAGGTCTTTCAAAAGAGCTTCGCTTGCACCTTCCCAAGGATATCTCTCCATGAGAATATCCTCCTCTTCCTTGGTCCACCGGCGTCTATTTTCGTATCGGAGCCCCAATGCGTTAGCCTTCATACTGATGAGATAGGCACTGTGCTGAAACAGTTGCATCAGTTCCTGGCTTGCTCCCTCTTTCGGGTATCGTTCAGCCAGAATCTTCAACTCCTCCTCGGTCCAATAATGCCGAGCGCCTACTATGCCGAGCAGACGAGCCTTTCTGTTAATGGTTGCGGCGCTTCTGCCGAGCAGTTTTTGGAGGTCTTTGCTGGCACCCTCGCTCGGATACCGCGCTCTCAGAATCTCAACGTCCTTGTCCGTGAACCTCTTTCGATTCGCATTACGAAGCCCCACTTGCTGGGCCTTGAAGTGAATTGCCTGCTTTGTGCGGTTCAAGGTCTTTACGAGCGCATCACTCGCGCCCTCCTTCGTATACCGCTGATTTAAAATCGCTAATTCTTCTGATGTCCAGGGTTTTGCCATGGTTTTACACCTCTTTCGTTCGTTGGAAACAAAAAAGAGCAGATGCACCACTGGGGTGAATCTGCTCTTCTTCGTCAGAATGTGAATTGTACGGAAGTCGTTTATTATGCTGCTATCTATCGTACAATTATCAGTGTACGCCATTCGCACAGTTTGGCAAGAGGAAACTGTGCTCAAAACGAAACGGCGATGGCTGCGCTGCATCGTTTGGTCATCGCATATCGGTATGCCGACATAGTGCGGGCGTACCCATTTTTTATGAACGCTGGTGAAGAAAACTCTCATTATTGTGTATGAGTTGCAACTCCTACCAGTTTTGCGTCCTTGCACATTTTCCCAACGAGTTTTTGCTGAAATCCGCGCTTTTTCCAGCGAGTTTTTGGTTGTATCCCATGTTTTTCTGTGGATGAGCCTATTGAGAGAAATATTCTGCACCGCTTTTTCAAAAATTTGCGCCTTTGACATTAACATTACAGAATTTGCCTGAGTGAAATGTAGAAAATCAACCATATATTTTGTAAACCTTGCACAACTCCCACCAAACTTCGAAGCTCAATGCGGAACAAAATCAGCTTGTCGGAACAATGTCGATTTAGCTTTGATATTGTTCCGCATATTGTTCCGAGCCATCCCCCACACACAAAAAAGCCCTGCACACACCAAAAGCGGCATGTGCAGGGTCACTCTTTTATCCGAGAGGCATTTCCAACACTTCGAGGATATAAGTAAAGAAGTAGAACGCAAGATTCCCGATTTTATCGGAGTCATGTTCGATATTTGCCATGATACGGTTCAAGGTCCCGTTTTTCAGGGACTTCATGGCAGCGTAGACAAGCAGATAGACATTCACATAAGTCATCTGCTCCTTGGGCTTGTAGCCCTCGTATTCCTTCAACTGGCACTCTCTGGAAATCTTCTGAGCCAGCGAATACCAGCTGCGCAGATAAAACTGTCCTCCCTCTTGGTTCATCTCCTGCTGTACTCGGACCTGATATTTCGGATAGTTGTTGTTGACGACCTCGGCGAACTCTGTATCCTTGAACTTATTCTGGTGATAATACAGCCACAGAGTCGAGTTTGCCAAGTCCATGCACACCGCAGCTAGAAGCTGTGCCTTGTCATCGTCCAGCGGTACAGTATGCGTCACGGATTCGTCTAAAGACTTGCCATTGAACAAGTCTACATGCTTATAGGAATCCTTGCCGGCCTTTACTGTCGTATCGATGAATTCCTTAAAATCCTCGACCAGTGCCACATACGCCTGATACTGAATATCTTCAGTAGAATCCTGAGTATCTTCAACGAAATTTTGCTCGTTCATAGTGTTATCCTTTCTCTGCTTGGCAGTTGTTTTCAGCGGCTATTCAGCTTGCCTGTATACTTCATAGTACGCAATTCGCACGAATGGACAACTATTTTTGCGAAATAAAAAGGCAGGCTCCGGAAAGGACCTGCCTTTAGTAGTATTAGAGGTTAAAGATTCCCAGCCAGCGCCGGAACTTGATGCCGAACAATTCCTGTGCCTGCTCGTAGTTCATGATAAGCTGGTTGCCGCCAGAAATCTCTGCTTCGAGGGAGTTCGGCAGCTCGTCTGCTATGTATTTCAGTTCGTACCAAGGTCCATCCTGTGGATAGGTATAAATGAGCCGATTCTGCTTCTTGTCCACCCGGAACTTACTCGGGTCTGCCTGCCATGCCAGTTCGATTTTCTCAATCGCAGCACGACCAATGCTCTCATCACCCATGTAGTCGTTGTAATACAGGATACGCACATAGTCCGGCAAATCGATTCCGCAAGCCTCGAAGATATCTGCAATGACACTGGACGAGGCATGGAAGATATCCGGGAAGTATTCTTTGCCATTCGCATTCTCACGCATTTCCGTCGTCATCTCATCGATGCAAACAAGCATCCGGCGGACATACTCCCCGTAGAACGCGGTAGTCAGCTCCGACATACTCTCATTTACACGCTTCGAGTTCTTGGCACCGCGCTCATTGTCAATTTTAGCACCGATTCGACAGATAATAGCGCGTTTTGAGAGGTCTTTTGTCAGAGAAGTGATTTTGTTGGATGTAATGGATACAGCAGGATAGTTCACGAGCCTGTCCGAGATACCCCATTCATCGTTCTTAATCACCCGTTCTGAATGGTTCTGGAACTGGGTCTTGGCGAGGTCGTCGATGTTCAGTGGCAGTCCCTCGCATACTCGTTTGAGACCATCGATTCTTGTGGCTGTGAAATCCTCCGTAGTGTTCATCTTAACGGTCTCACCGCACATGAGTTTGACAAGAAACTTAATAAAGGTCGTCTTGCCGCCGTTTGAGTCGCCGTAAATTACGCCGTACATCGGGAACAGTTTTGTGTCGTAATTGTTCCTTGAGGCAAAATACCGCAGATACGCCATGAACGGGGTAGCCAGATACCAGGTCATGTACTTAAAGTAGTCTTTCTTAGCCTGCTCGACATCACCGTAAAAGTAGTCCATGCCTGAGAAGAATTTCTGGATGCTCTTGATGTTCTTGGCTACCTCGCTGAGATTCGGGTTGAGGTCGATGTTCTCGTCGTTGAAGGTCATGGTCCCGGCATCATAGTCGATATGTAGTTTCGGAAGCTGCTTAACCGTCTCAGCTGCCACACGCCGAACTTCTGTATACCGTTTTCCGAAAACGCGCATTGGTTCTGCTGCTACCACGATGCGATTCGCTTGTACCGGCATCTTAGGCATGATTGGCTTGACGAGTTCCTGCATCTTCTTGACATCGGCGACTATCTCGTATTCCACCTCGTCCTCAGGTCGCGCCTGTTCCAAAAAGATAAGCTTCTGCTTTTCAATGGATTGGAAGACGGGCACTTCCTTGATGTTTTCTTTTAGGTAGTCTTCCTGATTCATAGTGCTCACGACTGCCTTATACGAAACGTTGTCGGAGCAGGTCTCCTTGAAGGTCTCGAACAGGACCTTATAATGCGAAAATGCCGCCTCGTCATCGAAGCAAACGATATTCTCTCGCTGGATGCCGCAAAACGCCGATGCCGACATATTCGCACTGCCGGTGATGACTCGGACACGCTTATGGTCAGCGCTCTCCAAAATGAAGATTTTCTCGTGCGATTTCGTATCCCGCGATACATACAGCTGCAAGGACCCGTCATCGAGCCGGTTCGCGAGGTTTCCTGCCGACTTAGACTTTGCGAGCCGCTGCACACTGTCGATTTGCACCGACATGATGGCAGCAATGTCGTTGGCGATGATTTTCTCGCATCCGAACACGACTTCCGCATACGAGAACTTGTTGATGACCTTATTCACGAACTCGATACCGGAGGAGAAAGTGATAGCATAAAGCCTGTCAAAACCATCAAACAATTCTTCCCAATTCGTTTCGACCGTATCAGCATATACCGCCTTCACAACACTCAGCGCCTGCGTGGAGATGCTCGCCTTTGCCTTCGTGGTCTTGTTCGCCACGAGTTTGAAGGGCTTATCCGTCTGCCCATCACTGTCCCCCGTATCCTCGCTGGGGTCCAAGAGTTCTTCCGGACCTTCCTCGGTGTATTCGGGGCTTTCCGATGCCATCATATCCATGAGTGACATCTGATTTTCCAAGTCGTTTGCTTTCCTTCGTGCCATTTTGTGCCTATCCTTCCTAAACAGATTCGTGTCATTTTTTGGGTATAAACGCGAGCAGTTAGTTTTTAGCATCTAATCATTCATTCATGTTTTTTTGTTTATTCGGTTAAATCTGATTTTAGGCATTCCTAGTTTTATTCTACCACTTTAGCTGTCCCATTGTCCGGACTTCGAACCACTCAGCGCAAGTTTTATCCGCCTTAGCCGGATTTCATTCACCTTTTCTTGTATTCTCTTCGCGTTTTGTTTAATTTCGTGTTGTTTCGTGAATGCCAAAAACAGCCGCCATATTTATCGCAAATACATCCTTGCATCGCTCTTTTTGTTCTCCAATTCCCATTGTATGCAATTCGCACGGCTGTGCAACTGACCGTAGAATATCAAACTGCCGGAAATCATGTCGCAGAATATCAAACTGCTGGTAAAATCAGCTTGCTTTTCCTTCAGATTTCTGTATTTACAAAATAAAAAGCCGTCCACCCAAAAAGGTGAACGGCATATATTTTGTAGGGGGTTATGCTTGCGCTGCTTCTGCTTTTCTGCCATTGTACAAGGCGGCAACCATATCGACTGCTTCATCCATCGAGCGGCACTGGTAGCTGATGACCGTGCCATTACCAACCAGCATGTTACCGCTGCGCCAGAATGCCTTGGAGTCAGTGGTATAAATGATGTTGCTTTCCACACGCAGCTCCACGCCGCTGTTCGTCATGACTGTTTGCATTATTGTACCTCCTAAAATCTTCGACCACCGTACAGCCCTATGACCGTACCCATTGCTTCGTCTTTCGACTGACAGTTGTAGCTGATGACTATGCCACTGCATGTCAACATCCTGCCGCAGAGGTTGTATGTCTTGCCGTCCGATGCAATGAAGAGATTGCCACAGCAATTCACTGTCACACCGGATTTCGTATACACTACCATGCTCTCACCGCCTTTACCGATTTTGTTTGTTTTGTGCTGTTGCCCTTTAACCCGCCGTATTTTGCCAAGACGAGGCACAGGGCGTCTCGAATAGTCTCGGCATGCCCATAGACATGCCCATCGTCACCAATGACTTTTGCCCCCTGCATCCAGTAGGATGTATCGTCGGAGGCAAAGACCGTACTGCCATTGAGGACCAGCGTTACGCCTGATGCAGTTTCGATTTTTGCTATGCCCATATTCGTTTTGCCGCTTTTCTGAGTCGTTTTTCTTCGATTTTGTTGATTTTTCGGTTTGCTTTCTGAATTTCAGTCGTATCTGATTCTTTGCTTTCGTGTCGCGTGTTGTATTCTAAAATTGCTTTCGCAAAATCCGCCCGTTCTTTTTTCTTTTGTCATCGTCCTTTTTCTTTTTCTTGTTGGACTTAGCCAAAATCAACACTATGCCGCCCGGCGTATAAGCCGTTTCCGTAAGCCTTGTTCACAGCTTTTTCGAGTTCTTCCTGAAACTCCTGTTCTTCTATTTCGTTCTTTCTGAATGCTTCCGCAAACGCCTTGTACAAGTCATAGGTCTCCTTGTCTGGGTTAAATAGTGATGTTCTGTAGTATTCTGTTACGAACCATTTCTTGCCGTCGATGCTTGTCAGATAAAATCTGGTGTTTGGAATTGGAATGCTTCCCATCATGTTAATTACCATCCCCCGCGTGAAAGGCGAACCCACTCCGTTCTCGTGCTGTGCGGAGTATGATGAGCATATACTTCATATTGCAGCTTGCGCTCATACTCTGCTCTTGACACCTGTTCTTCTTTCAGTGCTCTAACCGTGGAAAGGAGCTCATCCTCCCTACCTTTCGCTTCGCCTCTGGCAAATGCTGCTTTTTCGGCTTCTTCGATGCGCTGGTATCTACTCTTTCGTTCCTGCTCAATGCAGAGTAGCCCGTTGGCTACTGCGCCGAGAAACTCCTGTATCTCAGATTCCGGGATGAGTTCCTTTCCGTCCTTGTCTCTAGATACGCTGCAATAGCCATTATCGTCATAACGGATGAAATAAGGAGAGTTTGGAACCTGTTGCGTTTTCATGGCTTTTCCATCCTTTTCTGGAAGACTATCTGCCGGGAGTGTTTCCCGTTGCCCGCTGCTCGCCGCGTGGAGGCTGTCTTTTTGAGCAGCTGCGCGGGAAAACCCGCGCTTTTGAGTTACATCTCTGCATTGAACAGGTTGCGGAGTTTGTAGGTGATATCCTCGCTGTTACCGACGATAGCTGCCGCCTCGTTGATGGACGCGAGTTCCGAGAGGCTGTCTGCCGCGTAGTTGTAGCTGATGGTATAAATCGGGATATCCATACCGGCGATGATGTTCTTCGTGTCGGAGAACTCGTACCCGGTATTGTTGTCACCGTCCGTCAACACGAAGATGATGGGCGTGCAGTTACCGCCGAGTTCCTGAGACTTCTTGTAAATGCGGTCCATTGCAACGCAAAGACCGTTATACATAGCTGTATTGCCGTTCGCGTCGAGGGAATTTACAGCACCCTTGTACAGAGTTTTTTGAGTCAGAGAGAACTGGTCAATAGGCAGGTATTCTCTGACATCCGAATCAAAGCCAATGATGCCGATATAGTTGTCGTCATTGATATACTGGATGGTGTTAATCATGGCCGTTTTCAGTGCATTGATAGGTTCTCCGCGCATTGACCCGGAAGTATCGACAACGAACTCCGCCACGATAGGAATACCGGAATCCTTCTCTTCCTTCCAGACACTCTGAGCCTGTGCGATGGTATTGCCGTCATACACTTTGCCGGTATATGTATAGTCATCAAGACCATTGAACCCGTCCTTCGTCGCTTCTGCCTGATTCTGAGCGCAGAGGGAAACGAAGGCAGCAATAACTTCCTTCTTCTCCGCAGAGACATTCCCGATGGAATACAGAGGATTATCGTGCCGTACACCGAACGGGATGAACTCGTAGTTTCGCTGCAAGGTCGGGTCATTCTGGTAGGACTGATACTCCATCACGACACCGTCCACGATACCCTTGTCCGCCGACTGGACCATCTGCTGGGTCGTGAAGGATACGAGAGGGACGTTCGCTTGAAATTTCTGGAAATTCTCGACAGCAGCTACATCGACAATCGTATCGCTGCCGCTGCTCGCAAGGGCCGCAAGCAGGAAGTTGAGACCCGTTGCACTCGTGTAGGGGTTCGAATATCCCATCATGAGTTTGCCATCGATGGTTGCATTCAGAACGGAAGAAACAGACGCTTCACCGTATTCAGAGCGAAGCATATCCCCTGTTTTCTTTGATACGAGAATACCCGCCACATTGCCGGCCAGACGGTCAGCCTCAACGGTCAACTCTACACCCTCGTTCTTCACCAGCTCGCCAAAAAGCGTATTTGAGGGGGTATAGCACTCCGGCTGATACTTTCCCGTCGAAATGTACTCAGCCGCTGTGCCGGACGGAACGGAGCGCAGAGAGACGCTCATAGTCTTGTCTCCGGAAGTCTTATTGTGCTGGGCGTTGAACTTCTTTGCCATGCTGGTCAGGAAAGAATCAGAGCCGGATTCTGCTGCTTTTTCGCCGGAAGAGAAGATTTCAATGTTGACATCACCGTTCCCATCCACCACAAACGGGTAGGAGGAGTCGATATCCGGCAACTCATCTTTCGCGTCCAAAAACTCCGATACATCAAGCTGCTGCGGGTTCACAGATACTTCCTGTACCCCGATGCGTTTCATCTTTCCGCTTAAATCCGCATACGCCTGTTCTGTTGTCATGGTATTGGTACTGATATTCGAGTCCCGCATCACTGTCTGGGAGAACACCGCCAATACCACGCCAACGACCGCTAAGGTCGCTACTATCGGGAACACACCTTTTCTTGCCATGGTCAATTACCTCCATTTAGAGTGTCGTATCGTTTCAAAGCCTCGCGGCTGATTTCCTCGTCATGTTCAAGGTCTTGATTCGTCTTAGTGATGACATCATCAAGTCTTGACATCGCCAAGACCACATCGATATCCCACGGATTCTGTGCTGAGCGCTGATTGAGTGCAAAGGCAAGAGAATCTAAGCGCAGGATAAGACGCTCATTATCATGGACCACATTGTTTATCGTCTTAATGATACCGGCGTATATCTCCTGCTTCTTTTTAGCGGTATCGGTATCTCCGAACGAGATAATGCCTTGTTGGAAAGCTTTGTATTCTGTCTCATCGAACATCGATGCCGAGCGGATAGCGTCATCCAGCCGGTCATAAAATATCCGTTCTGCCGATGCCAACAGCGTCAGGCACTTTGCCTGCTCCCCAGATGTCTTGCTGTCTTGGGTCATGCTATACGCCACCGCCATCTTTTGTCCGAATCGCTTGACCTGATACAGCACCTGGTCGGCTTGGTCTGAGAACACGGCTTTTGTTTTTACGGTCGCGTTAATTTTTTCAGCATAAACTCCTTCTTTGTTCATGGGCTTTTCCTGCGCAGGCTTTTCCGATTCCCGCCGCTTCTCCCTATACCGGAACGCAAAGTACCCGCACAGGAGCAGGAACAGGACCGGTGCCGCGTATTTTGCAAGAAGTACAAAGAACAGCGGTGCGCCGTGCATATACTCAATTGCGTAGTAGGTATGGATATACGCCTCAACCATATACACGGCAGCTGCTGCTATGATAAGTACGCATATACAAAACATCTCTGCCCCTCACCCTTTCCTTCTCAGGCAATCCTCGCACACGGTTCGAAAACAATCCGCAGATGGTCTCTCATGTTTCGGAAGCGGCTTTACCGTCTGAATATGAAGTTTCGCTCCCTGTTCCTGGGTCCTGCCGCAGACAACACACCGGAACCTGTCACGCTGCAAGACCTCGTACTTGATTTGCGAGGATGCCTGCCTCCGCTCGTTTTCCCGCTGCTGACGTTCCCGTTCGTGTGCCTTAGCGAGTCTTACGAATTCCTTAGCTTCTGCCATCGAATAGGTCTTAGACTCCTCCATCGGCCGGCCCTTATGCGTGACATACTGCTTCACCGCAATAAAAGTCGTCTCGGTCACGGGAGTGCCGAACACCGCTGCATTAACCAGTTTCTTCTCATAGTGCTTATACAGCCAGAAAGGGATTCTTCTCCCGCAATCATCGTCCTTCTCGGTCCAGTTGGGGATGCTTTTGAGTTCTTCCTTATATGCCGCAAACTGAATCACATTCGACTGTGCCCATCCGAAAACCTCTTCAAACTGGGGAATCTTTTTCCGGACTGTGCCCATGAACAGCTTATCGAGGGAAGCACCCCTATACTCTTCAAGTGATTCAAGCGGGTATTCGAGACGAATTTCCTCGTCCACATCATAGAACTCATATCCCTGATTGACTTCCTCAATGCCCGCCAGTATCTCGCTGGTATTGCGCACATCCTTCTTGGCAGCAGAGACGACGAGAAGCCATATACCGGCCAAAACAGCCAATGCGACAACAATTACCACGGCAATCGTCACCGGCGACATTACTGCTATCTGGTCCTCTACCCAAAACGAAAACTCCTCCGGCATATCAATCAGCCAGTCTATGAAATCCATCGGTTTACCGTACATCTATGATTCCTCCAAAATTCCAGACACTGTCTGGAAAATCTCCGCGGACAACACCGCTATGACTGCCATTGATTTTCATTATCTGCAATTCGCACGAATCGGCAACTTTTTCGCGTAAAAACAAAAAAGCAGCCATCCGAGATGGATGACTGCAAAAAATATCAGTGAATTTCGGAAAAATGTTGCAAACGACCTTGCAAAACCTTGGAAAAATGTCGCAGTGCTTAGAAATGTGCCTGGTCAATGCTGTTTTTCGTTAGAGTACGGAGATGACAGAAGAGCGTTCGTGTCGAGCACATAAAATTTTTCTGAGATTCGCACCTATCGTTTCAGGTGTTTTCTCGGATGGTATCGAGGATGTCCTTCTTTGTGCCGCGCACCGAACAACCATTATCCTTAAAGGCCGCAAACAGCGTTTGCACGAATTTCTCGTTCTCATCTTTTGAGATGTCTGGCATCCAGAAAGAGTAGTCATCATCGCCGTATCTGAAGACGATGCCTTCAATTTTTGGGTTCTTGCTCATAGTGTCTCCTTTCTTTCCGTTCTGAGCATTCATTTAGCATACATACACGCTCGCAGCCAGTACCCCAACAGCGATAATACCGGTCACGAACAAAAGCATGCAGACGAACATTACGCCGAATGAAAGCGTGAGGTATGAGATTTGTTCGACTATGCTCAGCAGATGAATTTTGTCCGTTAATCTGTCAATTTCATCCACATTCGCCATCTGCTTTTGACGCTCTCCCTCCATGACCAATGCCTCATACGCCCCGCCGAAACTGAATTCATCGTCCGACAGCGGCTTGCTCCTGGTCTGCATCATGTGGTCTATTTGTTTTTCTTCGAGTTCCGCTTCCTTTGCGCATTTTTCCGCATCTTTCTCATCCAGCATTTTGCCAGATAGCTTGTAGCAAACGAACGATGCAATGCAAAGCAGCGCTGCACTGACAAGCGAGAAAACGAAAATCATGATTCCACCTCAAAAGGAAGTTGCTCGAACGGCAGCGTCAAGTAGTCATACAGGGATTCGGCGGTAGACATGTCGTAGCGCATCCGGCGACCATCTTCGAGGTCGAACCAGATACATTTGCGAACATCCTCATACAGCCACCACTCAATGGTGTCCGCCTTGTCGTCCAGTTCTTCTTTGAGGATGCGGAGCAATGCAGCAAGATACAGATTGTGAATCCTCCCACGACTGAAGTCATGGGCTTCCCGCCCTTTTTATGGGTAGCGGCGTTCTAACGAAAGATACGGTAATCCCTCAGCTCAAGCGTCCAGACGGAAGCCATCACCGCAAGAAAACTAATAACTCAGTTAGCATCTGTACATCTTACGCTGCCTGTGTGCCGAGTTTTTTTAGCTCAGGATACAGAACTTTAAGCGTGGCAAGTGTAACTTGGATTCTACGCTCAGCATTCGGAACATTAGTCGAAAGCTGAGACCTCACCATCGCTGGCAAGGGTTTTAGCAACTCTCTGACAAAGTAGCGAGCGCCAATATTGTAGCTCGCACTTAGGTCGCAGTTGTATTGTTTGCCGTTTGCAAAAGTTGCAAGGGCATGATTGGTTTCATCCCGCTTCAGGGCACCACTGCCATCAAAGGCAAGTTTGCTTGTGCCCCAAGCACAGATATGCGAAATACGGATGCCGTAGCGGTGTGCTTTATGCTCCGCAATGTGCTGGATGCCGTTCTTTCGCCACATCTGAATCTTCTGCTTTTTGGAAGATGCCTTCTTACCCTTGAAGTCCAAGTGCTCGAAAACAATTACATCAGCAGAATAGAGAACCGCAAATTCTACAATGGCAGAGGCAATCTTTTTGGACAACTCATCATTGATGCGTTTGGCATATGCCCAAAAATTATGTGCCTCGCGAGAACCGTGCAGTCTTTGAAACTTCTTAATGCGATTGAGCACATGATACAGATGGTCTTTGTCACTTGCAAAATTGATAAACTTTCTTGCAAGGATAGTTCCATCTGCGGTCATGATACAGCAAGTCGCGTCTGTATTAAGACCTAAATCGACTGCACAGATTCGTTGCTTTTTGATAGGTGTTTTACTAAGGGATATATTTTCCTCAAACGAAAAGCGCAAGCTGTATTTACCAAAGCGTTTTTCGAGTACAGGCGCAGAGGCGCAGGCGTGCATCCAATATTTGCGCAGGTAGGCAATATCGGTTTTACGCAAAGTGACAGTAGCCCACACCCAGTCGCTTTTATGGTAGACTTTCAGGTGAACCGTATGTTTGTCATTTAGAGCTGTAATCTCATTTTGAGAATTCTTTAACTGAGCAGCTTGATGTTTTTCTTTCTCAATTTTCTTTTCTTCCGGTGTAAGCTTGTCTTTTGCTTTTGGATTCTTTGGAACTTTCACTTTTTCGGGTGCGCCTTCCACCTCGAACATATCATCGCGGAAGAATGTAGGAAATGCTTTTCTATCAATCTGAAGCGTAGGCGCAGCCGTCTGCTTGTCGGTGTTTTCCCAATTAGCAAGATTGCTGCGGGAACTGCTCACTGCACCGATGGCAGCTGTAATGGTTGCACGGCGCAAGTACGAAGGATACTTACGGAACTTTTTATCGAATTCCGGATATTTGGCTTCACGGTTTTTATTGCCATGAACCAACTTTTCAATATAGCGTCGCTGCTCCAAAGCTCCGGTGGTTATGCTTTTTACAGCATCCCAGTTCTCGTTGACAATACCAATCAGGTAGGAGAGTGCTTCCCGATATACACGAACCGTATCGTTAAGGTTGACACTGCAGTTGACAATTCTGACTTGATAGCTGGATGTAATATTCAAAGCACTCACCTCCCTCAAAGTATTCTACAATTCTATTGTATGCAATTCGCACATATGTGCAATATCCGAGTTGGAATAAACAGGAAAACTGTATTTTCCGATATTTGACCAAAGAAACGAGCTTACCCCGCCTAAGCTTTGAAGCAATAGACGGGGTGTGCTCTTCATTTCCCATCAAGAGAAAAGCCGCCTAACTCATGACTGAAGTCGCAAGCTTGCGGCGGCTGACTCGTCAGCATCGAACACTACTGCTGAGTCGCAGATTTTGTCGAGCGCATGGTCAAACGCTGCGATTTTCCGGTCTTGTTCTTGGATGTCGGCAATCGTCTTGCAAAAAAGTTCTTTAGAAATCATTGTTTCCCCCTCCCATACAAAAAAAGAGCCCCACCAATGACTGGTGAGGCTTTGCATATCAGTAGCGATAATATCTCGGCACGATTTTGCCCTTGTCGTCATCCATAATCATAGCGGCAAAGGTCTCCATTTCTGCCGGGGTAAACTCGGCGGTATAGTCGAGCGTGGTGTCGAGTTCTTTGGCGACATCCGACATTGTCTGCAGGAACGCGGCAAATGCCGGAACTTCCTTGTCGGTCAGCGTCACGCCGGTGCAGATGGACAGGTAATCATCCCCCACATCCGCAACATCGTCCTCTTCTCTGCCAAAGACGCCATGCACGGACTCGATAGCGGCAAGCATCTTATCTACCTGTGCGGCAGTGAACGGCGTATCGGGTTCTAGCGACATCTCGAAGGTGTAACAGAACCACTTGTGGATGTCTTTGACTGCGGACTCCGGCACATAGTCGGGATTGTCGCAGAGTTCCTTGCCATCGAAGGACAGCATGACAACATTACTCTCCACATCGTAGTATTCAAGGCCCTTGTACCGCACCGCCTCGCAGCCGTATTCCTGCAGCACCTCGCTCCAGAAATTGTAGCCGTAGAAGTTCTCTGTGCTGAAAAAGTGAATCATCTCAAAGGAAAGGAACACCTCAACATCCACATCCGTCACCAGCCTGTCAAGGATTGCGGACATTTCCGGCGTGTGCTGCCAGTCGGTATCAAGACCTTTCAGACCCACGCCGCCGGTCTTATCCTGAACAAACAATACCGTCTTGCCATCGACCTTGATGCTCAGCTTATGCATCGACAGAGATTCAATGCTGGCGGAATTGATAAACTGAAGCAGATAATGTGCGAGGCAGCTGCGGATATCGTCCGCGTTGCTGTCCCCTTTCCGAATCGTGATGCGCTCAATGGCGACCAACTCAGTGCTCATGGTGTTCTCCTTTTTCTGTAAGCGGCAAGATTTATCCTGCGCAGCCAATGTAATAAATTTATTCGATGTTAGGTGATATTAAATCGCTTGCAAATAGCTGACAGCCAGTTTGACAAGCACATACACGCCCGCGAGGTTTTCTGCGATTTTGCAGAGGTATGTCATGATGGTGAACTTCGTCAGTCCTCTCCGCTTGAGCCTGAACATTGCCACGGTGGACGCAGTAAGCAGGAAGGCAATAGACATCAAAGCCTGTACGCTGACCAGTATAAAGACATTAAGGCTGAACTGCACCATGTACTGTGCCTGCACATTTTCGATGCTTTGAAGGCGTAAGGCGAGTTCCTCGAAAACAAACGCAATTCCGGTACAAATTACGATTGCGAGAAGAGTCTGATTCAACACATCGTCGATGACAGAAGACGGCTTCCCGCTCTCAAATTGGCGGATAACCGCCGTCGTTTTCTTACCGAACTTGTAATCGTACACAGCGTTTCCCGCAAACAGCGCAGCCGACGACAGCATCAGTCCCGCCGTACAGACATTGACTATATCCATAGCAGTCACCCGTTGTTTGTTCAGAACGAGAACTTGCACTCACGGCGTTCGCGGCCGTTCCCGCCCCAGTAGTGACGCCAGCGCGGTGCTTTCCCGTCCCCCTCATTCTTGTACTTCTCTGCCACATGGTCTCCTACCGTAAAGACCTTGACATTGACCCTCTGTGCCTTTCCCTTGAACATAAACGGCTGACGGTCCTCTTTCTTGATAGGATTGAGGTGTACATCAGAGCCCTTGCTCGCGAGGTAGTAGGCGCAGAGCATCGCAAGACGAACATACGGCGTGCCCTCGTTGTAGACGGGAGGAATCTCCTCCATCGTATCGGGGACCGCCACATCGGTGGTAGAGCGCTGATTCGCAGCTTTCTCAATATACTGTTTTGTGCTTCGAGTCGCTTCCGTCAGCGTCTGCCCCTCCTTAATCCAGGCGGGCAGAGACAGGAACGCATAGTTTTCCTTCTCATTCGCAACGCCACCGACCAACACGATGCCGATGAAGGTATCCTTGGTCTTGGGCTCGAACTCGATATGTACGAACATACCGCAGTAATCCTTGCTGTCATACAGCGGCAGATAGAAGTCCTTGAATGCGAGGCGTTCGAGAATCTCGTGGTGGATGACGATGTCGTCCGTATCCATCAGCAGTTCCTGAAAATCCTTGTCGAAGTCATAGACGACCTTCTCTCGCGCCCAGTTCCCGATAGTGTAGATGGGAAAAACCTGTCCCGCCAACTCCTTATCAAGGCCCGGCTGACGCATCTTCTGCGCGACACGGACACACTGCATCATGGCTTCTTTCGTGTACTCGTCAAGAGTCTTGCCTGCCGGGTCCCGAAAGTCGAAACCGATACGGTTCGAGCGGGTAACGGCGTTTGCAACTAATGCGATTCTCAGCTGCTCGTTAGTCATAGTATTTCCTCCGTGTTTATGATAATTTTTTGTTTTGATTTGAAAGCCGTTCGCCAGCAAAAGCTGTTGCCCACTGTCCGCCCCGTGGAGGCCGCTTTGAAAAGACAGTTAGCGGATTCCTCCGCCGTTACGCCTTGATGTGCAGGTGTTCGTTGATTTCTCGCTCAGTCTTGCCCTTAGTGAGGAAGACAGGTTTTACCTTGAACTCCTTTTCCTTAACAATGCGTTCCAGGCATTCCCATCCCTCGCTATCCGACAACTCGAAACCATACGGGTCGATGTTCAGGAACAGCCAGATTGGTTCTGCTTGCGGTTCGCCGCACATCATCCAGACTTTCAGAATTTTCGTAATAGCGGCAATGCCTTTCTTCCACGAGACCGCCATCACGCGGCTAACATCGAAAACCAGAAGCCGGGGTTCCTGCGAATCCTCGACATCGACCTTGACGGTATGTGCAAGGACAAAACCTTTCGGAGTAGATTTATATTGCTTGACCGCCATCGGTACTTGTCCTGGGATGAGCCTGTCGTGGTCTAAAACAAGCGCTGCATAGCTGCCGGTAACATCGAACAGGATGATTGCATCGGTACTTTTCTTCAGAATCCTGGCAAGCTGCTGCTTGCACCACGATGCGTTGATGACCTCGCTTTTGCCTGTCACCAGTGTATACCAGGCGTTAGTTTTGATTATTGGTTGCATATTCTCCTCACGCTTTGGGGCTTATTCTTTGATTTAATCATTTATTTCCTTTCCGACATCAAAGGTCAAACCACCAAGGAGTGGAACGCTCTCCTCTCCCCTGTTCTACTTTTTGCCAAGGCGTTTCGTACTTGCCGTGAACCTGTTCGGTAAGGCGCTTGCTGCATTCATCACACAACGAACCATAGGGCATATCCCATAAGGGCGTTGTGATAAGTTGACCGCAGCAATCACATCTCTTCCCTTCTTCTACTTCCGCAACCTCTTTCATAAAGTTGACGGTCTCTGCATCACCAGTAAAAACCAGCGGTGTCAATTCTGCTTCTGTGCGAACGACACGAAGCAAAGTAAGAGGAGAAGAAAAGTCCCAAGGAATATCGGCGGAACGTAAAGCATCGTAAATGCCGTTTTCTTTTGAATTAGAAACAGAGCGAAGTCGCGAATAGACTTCATCCTCGGTCAAATCCACTTTTGCCATTTCATTCTCCTTTCAGAGAACGAAACGCTGTGCGTACTCGGTCGAAGAATCCTTTCTTGGGTGCAGGAGCCTTTTCGCGCTGGCGGTACAACCCGTTCATAGATTCATCCAGATTATTAAGCTGGTCGCTCAGCTCGCGGATGTTTTCTGGCGTAGAAAACTTCTTTACGATGTCCCTGTCGGCTTTTTCTTTGACAACGGCAACCATCTTATCCAATGTTAAATCGCAATATTCATCCGTCCAATCACCGATGAAATAAAAGCGTTCTACCACGGTTCTTGTTGCGGTATCTTGGAAAGTCCCAAAAAGAATGGGGTCTTTTTCTCTTTTGATGGCCTCGACTCTTCGCTCTTCTCGTTTTGTGTAATCCGTGAAGACTACATACATCTTATCGAAAATGCCCTTGCAACACTCGATTTTCCGAATGATTTCTTCCGGAATCCGCCGCTGATAATTCTCCAGCTCCACAATTTTGACGACCTTGTTGTCTACCATGTGGATAAAATCGTCCACATCACTTTTGTAGACAAAGGTATCAATGCCGAGGTCAAGCAGCTTCTTTTCTCGTGTTATATTGTCGATGTGGAAAAGCAGCTTTTTCTGCGCAGCAATTTGTCCGGAACGCTGATACTCTTCGAGAAGAGCAAGGCAATTCTCATATAGCTGAGAAAGTCCGTCAGCCGTCATTGTCCGCTTTCGGCTTTTTACCTGTTCGAAATATTCGGCAGGAGAAACGATTGTATTGTTCATGATTTTTTCTCCTTTCTGCCTTATTCGGGCAGCGTATCGCATTTGATGTATTTCTCGCAGTATTCGAGGTTGCATTCTGCATATCACCCCATAGTGTGCTTCTCCGATTTCAGTTCCGTTTTCGTTCTGAACGCTATTATCCGGGGTGCAGTCCCCCGCAACCCGCCGCATGTCATGTGGGGAGTGTCGTCTCAAAGAGCGGCAAAGCTTGCAAAATAGCCAAAAGAAAAACCGTGACCACGAACACGCAGCCACGGTATAAAAACTGCCAGCCAAAGGCGGTGACCGGCAGGTTAGGATGTACAAGCGGGCAGACATGATGGCATATGCAAAAAATCGCACTTAGAAAGGAAGGTTTTCTGTTCGGCGGGAAAGAGAAAGAGGTTCGAGAACCCGCCAGACCCATTTCCGCTTGTACAATTCTTATTCTATGCAATTCGCACAAACACGCAAGCAAAAAAAGCAAAAAGAAATCCCCTCGCACCGAATGACCGGTACAAGGGGTTCTCACTTTGATAGAAAGAAGGAAGCTGCATCTCTGCAGCGCAGCACATTCAAGTGCCGCAACCGTCATTGACGGGTCGAAGGTTTTGGTGTTTACTCCGCACCGGCTTACAAGGTCATCATCGATGACACCGTCGAGTCTATACCTCCTGCCTTCTATAATGTATTATACCACAAATCGCACTTTTTTGCAAGGTTTTTCTCAAAATCAGGCTCATTTTGTACGCGGCTACGCATCAGCAGCTACGCTTCGACCTTCCCCCGCGCCCCTGAGTTCCGGCAGCTACGCAATTTTCGGAGGAGATGCAGTTTTTGTCCGTACTTTCTGTAACTCAATTCCTAAAAGTGTCCGTATTTCCAACTTTTTGGGAATGAGATGCACCAAATCCCTCAACTCATTTGCAGTTTGCCCTTTGCCTTTCCTGTATGGAAAAAGCACCCGCAATGTGGTATAATTAAAGCAAATAAATTCGTCCAGAGCGGAGATACACACGTCAATAACCCACGACTAAAGTCGCGGGCTTGCTCCGGCAAGTCCGTGCTTTAAATGTTGCTGGAAGCAGCGACAAATTATATCACGGAAAGGAGCTAAGGGCGCATTCCTCCCACGACTAAAGTCGCGGGTTTCCTGCGCCAAACTCATGACTATCGGAGACATTCTCGTTAATACCAACCGGGCAAACCTCAATAATCTGCTACCGTTATCGGAAGTGAAAACCAAAAAGGATTTCGCCAAATTCAAGAAGAAGGGCTATACCGTTGGCATGACTGCCGGGGAATTTCAGGAGAAATACCCGCTTCTTCCCATTGAGAACATTTATGCCTCCTACAACATCCTGTCCTCGCTCTATTATTGCGAGCCTCAAAATCCTACCATCCCGATTGTTTTGAATCTTCAGATTTACGGCGACAAGCGCCTATCTGTTGCAAACGAATCGGATGAAGCATTTCAAAATCGGATTCTCTCGATAGCAAAAGCAATTTCTGAGGGGAATGTCAAGCGGATTCGGTCGTATCTCTTTTCTCTCGAAGACAGTTTCAGGGTTTCGGTGCTCTCGCAGTATATCAAGAACGCAGAGCCCTCAACGGAACTGTACGACCTCTTTATGGATTATTACAAATTGACCGATTATGGGTTCAAGAATCTAAACGAAGCCGATATACGCAAAGTCCTGTCCGGTAAATCTGAGGAGCAGAAGAAGAAAACTGCTGAAAAGCTTCGGAAGTTCCCGGATACAATTACCGTTTATCGCGGAGAGGGCAGCAAATCAACGCCGTATACGCAGTCTTTCTCTTGGACGGTCAGCTACAAAGCAGCTTGTTTCTTTGCCTGCAGGTTGCCGAGCGCTGAAGACAGCACTATCGTATCGGCAGAGGTATCGAAGGATGATATCATTGAGTTCTTCCCCGAAAGAAATGAGGCGGAAGTTGTCATTTTGCCGTCTGCCGTGAAATCTGTAAAAGTCGATACTCTGTATAGCTTAGAATCTGTCGAAGAAGAAATTCTCGAAATCATGCCCCTGTACCAGGCCGGTCGCGAAGAGATTCGGCATCTGTATGCAGTTCATGGCAAACTCGATGCAAATGGGTCTGGGCACGATGCCCTGCACACGCTGCGTGTGCTGTTCAACGCGCTTCTTCTCCTTGAGATGGATGGCATTATGCTTTCCGAAGAGGAAACGCAGATGCTGATGGAGGCTGTCATTTACCACGACATCGGCCGTACGAACGATTACGTTGACGATAGCCATGGCAAGGCATCCCGCGATATTTATGCTGCTGACCGCAAACCCGAAAATCCCGGTACTGGATTTCTCATCGAGTATCATTGCCTTGATGATGCTGTCGCTCGCAGAGATTTAGAGGCTCTTTCTCTGCCGAATGTTGACCGCATCTGGCTGCTGTATACGATTCTCAAAGATGCCGATGCGCTTGACCGGGTCCGGTTCGGGCTCAGATACCTTAATCCTAAATACCTGCGCAACGATACAGCGCATAAAATCCTGCCTGTAGCACAGCTTTGCTTAGAGCACCTAACATTTTAAGGAGTATACGCAGGAACCGAGGAATTAAGAGATGGTAAATTCAAATTGCTTAACGCGAGAGGAAATCCGCTTTCTCGAAGAACTCGGCGTGCAGGGCGACCTGCATCATTTGAGCCGGGATTCGTCTGTGTGGGGAGAAATCGAGGACAAGGTCGGTGACGAGCTCATGTTCGAAGGGCTCGATGAAAACTATGAGCCAAACCAGATAGGTCGTATCTGCGAGTCGATTCTTGACAAAATACCTATCTTTCCAGACTAAAAACAAAAACCAATCCGGTATTCCTACACAGCAAGAGGAGCGTCCGCCAAAGCAGACGCTCCTCTTTGTGTTTCTTGTACCTTTTGAAAGGCTCACAGCTTATTTGCCGCTGCTGTTCAGGCGCGGGATAGGCTCAGTCTTCGTTTCCTGACAAACCGTGCAGGTGTAGGTCTTGACGCCTTCTTTTTCAGCCGTGGGCTCAGTAGTCAGAACACCGTTATCCCAAGTGTGGTCTTTTTTGGGCGTGAAATCGAAAGTGCTGCTCACATCACCGCAGACGGTGCAGTAGATTTCGGTGCGACCCGCTTCCTTGCAGGTAGGCTCTATGACACGCTTAGCGGCATGGTGACCGGTGGAGTGTACAATGTTGTCCTTGTAGGAGAGGCTGTCATCCTGATTGCACTTGTGCATCGTGTAGCCGTCCTCGGTGCAAGTCGGCGGGACAACGGTAACGGTGAAGGTGTACTTGGTGGGCAGGACCTTTTCGGTCATGGTCGCATCGCAGTTCTTGCAATACAGAGTCTTTTCACCGTACTCTTCATAAGTAGGCGGGGTAGTGATGACGCCCTCATCCCAGATGTGACCTGTACCACCGTAGTCGTAGGTCATGGTATGGGAAGCATCGCGCTTGCAGTGCATCCGCATGGTGCCCTTCTCGGTGCAGGTGGCCTTTTTCAGGCATTCGGTGTGCTCGGTGTCCCAATCATGGTAGCCGATAGCAGGCACAGGCATCAACACTCTTTCGTTGCACCCCTCGTAGCTGCAGTACATCCAACGCTTGCCTTCAGTTTCGCAATAAGGTCCCTCGATGATTTCGCCAAGGCGCGTGTAATCGTGGTTATGCACCTTAGCAATATCTTCGGTCTTTGTTGCTCGGCAAACATTGCAGGTGTAGGTCTTGATGCCAGTTTCGGTGGCTGTAGGCTCCTTGGTGATGACGCCCTCATCCCACTGATGTTCACCAGTGACAGGCAGGTTTTTCACATGCTGCTTATCGTTGCAGCGCTCACAAACATTGTCTACGCTGCCAAGAGCACCACAGGTAGCCGGAGTAGTGACTTCTTTGTACTGATGGCCCAGCGCAGGAACAGGCGTATCCTTGTACGTCTTTGCGGGATTCTCATTGCAGGTATGCAGCGTATAACCGTCCTCAGTGCAGGTAGGAGCAACGACAGTTTCCGTGAAGGTATAGCCCAAAGCAGGAATTACTTCTTTATGCACATGGGTCTTGTCATTCTTGCAGGTATAGGTGCGCTCGCCATCTTCTTCGTAAGTTGCTTCCTTGGTAACAACACCATCGTCCCAAGCATGTCCCGTCGCAGGAACAACTTCCGTATAGGTATGGGTTGCATCGTTCAGGCAGGTGAAGGTCTTGACGCCGTCCTCGGTGCAGGTAGGAGCCTTGGTGACATTGCCGTCATCCCACTTGTGCCCCAGAGCCGCGATTTCTTCGGTCTTGGTCTCTGTGCAGCCGGTATTCTGGCACTTGTAGGTCTTTACACCGACAGCCTCACAGGTAGCGGGCGTGGTGACAGTGCCATCATCCCACTTGTGACCTAGAGCCGCGATTTCCTCGGTCTTAGTCTCTGTGCAGCCATTACGGGTGCAGGTATAGGTCTTAACACCAGCCTTCGTGCAGGTCGCTGCCGTTGTGACTGTACCAGCGTCCCAAGCATGGCCCAGCGCATTCGTATAATCGCGTTTCTCGGTCAGAGCGGAATCCTGGTCGCAAATGTAAACGGTGTACCCCTGCTCGGTGCAGGTAGGCGCTACCGTATTGCCCTTATGCCAGGTCTTCTCGACCATCGGAATATCTTCCGTGTATGTAGTGCCGCAGGAGGTGCAGGTAAAGGTCTTGATACCCTTCTCATAGATGGTAGCAGGCTTCGTGACCTTACCAGCATCGTAGGCGTGCGGCAGCTTTGCCTTGTAATCGCCCTTATAGGTCAGGCCGGGGACTTCATTGCACTCATAGATGGTATAACCCTCAGCGGTGCAGGTCGGAGCAACAACGCTCTTGATATGATATGTCTTGTCGAGAGACGGGATTTCCTCGGTGCGCGTCTCATCGCATTCCTTGCACTTGAAGGTCTTGATACCGGTCTCGGTATAAGTAGCAGCCTTCGTGACTGTACCGCCATCCCAGCTGTGTCCCTTTGCCGGAACAAAGCGGTCATTGTAGTTCATGCCGCCCCACTCATGGCAGATATGCTCATCGTAGCCTTGCGTGGTGCAGGTCGCCTCATGACGGCGAACCGTGAAGGTGTATTTTACCTGAGGCTTTGCGGTAGGAGCCGGAGTAGCTGCCGGAGCAGGTGCCGGTGTTTTTGTCGC